AGGCTGGTGCACAGCGGCACCGAGCAGGGCCATGGCGGCCAGGGCCAGCTGGCGGGTGTTAGGCGGCTCACCGGCGGGGGCTGTGGCCGTAGCGTCCATGGCGTCCTGCACCACGTTGTCGCCACGGCGCCACCCTTGCCGGTTGACCAGCCAGTTGATGGCGGCACCGACATCTGCAGGCACGTGTTCGGTTACGGTGGCACGGAAGCCGTTGCTGAAAACCTTCTCGGTTTCGTAGGTGTAGCCGACGGCACGCTGGCCGAGCGACGACAGCACGCGCTGGTCGAACGTGAGGCGGCCTTCCTTTACGGACTGCAAAAACTCAGGGTGTTCCTTGTACCAGTCATAGACTTTGCGTTCGCTGACACCGAGCTCCTTGGCGATCTCAGGCACCGTGGCACCATTGCGCGCCATGTAGTTGGCTATCGCCACCATCTCAGGCTCGAGCTCTATCTCAGGCCGTCCGACGCGTCGCTTGGCACGTGGCACGGGCTGCGCTGGTGCCGGTGCTTCGTAGTCTGGGCCGAGGGCCCGCTGATGTGCTGGTTTGCCGTTTGTGCTCATAGGCTACATGTAGCTCCTGGTGAAGAATAATGGAATAAGTACTTGACAGGTACCTGTACTGGGTTTAGCTGTGGTGCATCAAACAAAGGAACTGACATGGCCACCTACAGCAAGACCGCCGTCAACGCCGCCATCGCCTCGAGCAACCGCGCCGGCCGCCGCATCGGCGGCAAGGAAGCCCGCCTCATCCACGCCCTGCTGCAGGGGCGCACCTCAACCACAAAGCGCTAGGAGACTGACATGGCAAAAGCGCGCGTTCACACCGTCGTCGTGCGGCTCACGTTCAGCAAACCTATTAGCCGGGCTGACGCCGTGCGCGAGGCTAGCGACAACATCCACGGCAAGCAGTACTGCAGTTTTGGTTGGGAGCACGATGAGCCCTACCCGGATACATTCAAGATCGGTACGATCAAGAGCTACAACCCAACCAAGCGCTAGGAGACTGCTATGACCATCATCGACACCACCAACTACCTGAACGGCAAGCTTCGCCTCTCGCGCCACGGCGCAGGCACGGGCGGCAACGTCCTGCTGCACGTCGAGAGCGGCGACACCCTGGAGCTCAGCGACGCCGATGTCGTAAAGGCTCAGCACCAGATACGGCACATGGCGGGTCAGGTGTCCGCTGAGATCCTGTTCAGCGCCCTGTCGCGCATCTACGCACCAAAGCACTAGCGCAGCGCGCCTTCGATCGAGCAAAGGCCGCCCCTCGGGGCGGCCTTTTCCGTTTGCGCCGCGTTGTTGCACCGCTCTCGAGGGTTAAGCCATTGGCGAAGCAGGTGTTTTTAGCGATAGTTGTTGCATTGTTGCTTTTTTGGCCTGGGTCCGGGCGCTATATAGACATAGATAGGCATATATTCTCTTAATGTATTATATATGATATCTACTAAATATATTAACAACAATGCAACAACTATTGCTACTACCTCTGTGAAATCAGACACTTAGCGGTCGCACACCCCCTCGAAAACTGGTAACAATCGCGCAACAGCTGCAACAACTTTTTGCACCAGCGCCGGCGAGCTCCCCAAAACTATTGCTGTAGGATCATAATTTAGGCGCGCCTCTCGGCGCGCCTGTTGCAGGGTCGGTGATTTGTTGCAGGAAAGTTGTTGCAGCTAATCGGCGAAAGCGCTCGCCACCGAAGCTTCGATCCCGGCGACGTTTTCTGTCACTGCATAGTACAGGCTGCCTGACACCAGCACCACTGCGTTTGCCCTGCCGGGCGCGTCGCCTGGTCTTGTGTAGACGGCGTTCACGGGCAGCACCGCCACCAGATGCAGCAGGCTGATGTGCATCGTCTCACCGGTCGCCGCATGCGTCACCGCCACGCTCACAGTTGGGCTGTTCATCACTCGTCTCCTTGTTTCGTCTGCCGGAACATTCCGGTCAGCACGTTGCCCGGCAGACCTGTAGCCGCTGGGGATCCGTTGCGCAGCACTTCCGCGCGCAGCGCGTGGGCGTCTGCTGTCGTCCACTGCTTGGCTTTGCGCGCGTCGAGCGCATAGACGCTGTACCGTTTGTTGTCGATCATCGGCAGCCAGTTCTGCCCGCGCGGCACACCGACACGGATCAGCTTGGTTTGCACCATGCGCTTGGCGATAGCCTGCCACTTGTCAGGGTAGTCGTAATTGTAGAGATCGCGCGCCTGGATCATGCCGGCGATGATCTGCTCCGGCGTTATCAGGTCTGCCACCATGTTGGCGAGCACAGCGTCGAAGCCGCGGTCGAGATCGCTCGACGCCATCTCCGTCATGGCACGCTTGGCGTCTGTCATGGGCGGCATCGCGAAGGGCGAATAGTCGGACAGGTCCACCGCATCAAGGAAGTCAGCGAAGGCGGCGATGTTGGCGGGGTTCTCGATCCACGCATTGATCTCGTCCCAGAACTCGACGTCACGCGGCTCGCCATTGGTGCCGACCCAGAAGCGGCGATCGCCAGCGGGCAGCGGGAGGGCGTCGGGGTTGTTGGTGGCGATCAGGAAGGACGTGAAGCCGGGCGCATAGAAAGCCTTCTCACCCTTCACCACGAAGTGGCGCACGATCGGACGCGGGTCGATCGTCTCCTTGAGCCGCTCATAGGTGTCGTGCTTGGCCTTATAGGCGCTGCCGCCATCGGACGTCGAGCTCTCATTAACCAGCACCATCAGAGAATTAGCGCCCCAGTCATTATACTGGCTCTGGTAGGTGCGGCCGGCAAAGGTGTCGAATGACAGCGTGCGCACATAGGCGCCGCCGAACAGCTGGCGCAGCAGCTCGCCCAGCGTGCCGCGGCCGGTGCCCATCTCTCGCGCCACCATGACAACAGCTGGGCCCGGGATATGCGGATTACGATACTTATGCGCCAGCCACTGGGTGAACCAGCGGCGCTCCTCCAGGTCAGGCAGCAGCTGGGCGAGCAGACGGTGGCCTGTCGCCATCTCTCCGCCTGCATCGGCGTGGATCGGTGGCGTGTAGGTGTTGACCCACTGCTTGCCGTGCTCGTCGACGAACAGCGGCCGTGCTGCATCGGGGCGCAGCTGCATGCCCTCCACCGATATGCGCGCGTGGCTGGCTGCCCAGATGTCGACGGGGTTGATCTTCTTCTCGCCACCGCGCGGCCCGATCTCCGTGCCGCAATAGGGCAGCATCTCTGTCCTGAAGTTGGTCATCGAGTAGCCTTCACCGGTGTCGCTAGCCCAGATAGGCACGACAGGCAGCTGGCGCCCCTTGCAGTAGGCGTAGGTCTGCGTCAGCTTGGCGGCCACCATTGTGTATTCGTCTTCAGCCGACAGCTTGGCGCGGCGCTTGGTTTTGCGCTCCTCCTCCACCTCAGCCAGGCGGCGCAGGCGAGCGGCGACGGCAGCCGTGTCCAGTTGGCGCTTCTCAGCGTCGGCGGGGGCAAGGGCAGCAGACATATGCGAGACACCGGTCGCTGCGTCCCAGATCGTCAGGGCGCCACCGTGTGTCAGGCCGATGATGCAGCGCGTCAGGGAGTGGTTGGCGCCTGGCTCAAGCCACGCTGCCGAGCAGCGCAGGCCTTCCTCGCCTGCAGCCTGCTCCAGCTCGCCCAGCGTGCGCACGACGCCATCGTTGCATTCGAACGTGTGCTCTGGCAGCAGGTCGTGCACGCGCGTCGCCTCGCTCTCTCCCTTGACGCTGCGCAGGACAGGCGTGAAGCCCTCACGCTCGAGGATCTGCTCGATCATGTCGACCAGCTCGATCAGTCGCGCCTTGGGGATCTCAGGCAGGTCGGCGATCGGCGTGTTCAGCGGCGACGCTTCCGCCCACTCGTATGCGACTTCAATGTCGCCTGAAGGGCTTCTGGTGTGGGCGCCGAACGCGCCGAACTGTCTTGGAGAAGCGCCTCCAAATACTTCCACGACCTGGGCGCCATCTCTTTCGAGGTCAGCATCAGGCGCAAGCCAGCGTCTTGTGTGGAGCCGCGTAAAGGGCTCGTCTGTTCGGATGAACCACGCTTCTTTGAAGCCTTTGCCGTAGCGAATGAGCGCTCGCGCCAGATCCGGTTCTTCTTGTTCAAGCGCTTTTGCGACGACATCGATTACCTCATGATTGATATCCAGATCGACCACGGCGAGACCATTCTCGACGCGCAGGCCTGTGTCCTCGAAACGCTTGGCGCCGTTCTTGCGGTCGCTCCACGATCGGATGGTCTCTTCATTCATGGGAAGACCCGGCCAACCCTTGACCATGCAGGCCTTTGCGATGTTTGGGAGGGGGCTGTAGCCGTTCGACAATAGTTGCAAGCGCATGTCGAGTACGCTATATGTTGATTTAATCGTTTCGGTCATCGCATGATCTTTTCGGTTGGGGAGGAAGGGCTCAGCGCACTACGGTGCGGCTGGGCCTTTCTTTGTATCGGCTAAGGTCTCCGCAGTCGAGAGCGCGCTCGATAGCACAGCCTCAAACTGGCGTAGCCAGTCGGTCATGAACTGCTGGTGCTGCTGGAGGGCGTACTCAGACGCGCCGGCGGCGCGCTGCATGTCGCTAGCGGCGGCGGCCATGTTGTGCCCCGCGCGGCTTACCTCTTCTGCGCCGATAAGGTGCATGGTGTTCATGTCGTCTCCTTTGCCGCAGCTGCGCGGCGTTTCTGGTTCTCTTTGTGCGTGACCAGCTCGCCGTGCTTGTCCGCCACGCACATGCGGCGGCGGCAGAGATGGTCGATCTGCTTCTTGCCGGGGATGAACCCGTGCTCATTGGTCCACGCCACCAGATGGACGGCCACCGTCTGCCCGTCCAGGCTCATGCGCGGGTAGTCGCCACCGCGGCCGCTGCCGCTGTGCGGGCCCTGCCAGATCTTGCAGGGGCCCAGCTCAGCAGGCATCCAGTCTGGCGCAGGCTCTTCGACGACGCGCGCGGCGATCTTGGCCTTTATGCGCTCGCGGCGGGTCACTGGGCAGCTGCCGCAGCTGCGTCGCGCAGGCGCTGGTTACGGATGTGGCACTCGGGGATCGGGTCACCGGGCCGCCAGACGGGGCGCCTGTCGCGCTCATGCTGCGCCGTGCTGCGGATGTGGCGGTTAGCGCGCTTGACGCGGTGGATCTCCGCCAGCGCGGCCTCTTCATCTCGCGCAACACCCTGCTGGATGTTACGGGCGGCGCGCACGCCGAAGTTCATCCCATGTCTGCTCACAGCATCCTCCTTGGTTTCAGTCTCTGGTTGTCCAGCACGACGAACGTCATGCCGACGGCGGCCAGGATCCTGGCCAGCGTTTTTACGGTGGGGTTACCTTGCCCGCCGCGCATGCGGCTGAGCTCGTTGCGCCCGATGCGCGCGCGCTGGCAGACATAGCCGTCGGTGAAGCCGGTGGCGTCGATCGCTTCGATGACGGCGCGCGTCACCTGGTCGGTGTCTGGCGAGATCGGCCCTTTGGGGCGTCCACCACTGGCGGCGCTCACTAGAGGCTTCTCGCGGAGCTGGGGCCCGCTCATTTGTCGTCTCCGGTGGTGCGGGTGGCGCGGTTGCGGAGCACCTTCAAAAAGGCAGCGTTCCGGTCCTTTTTATCCCAGTAATTCCAATCGTCCTGTGTCGGCGCGTAATGCCACAGCCACCAAGCCAGCCACGCTAAAAAACCCGAAGCGCAAAGGCACAAAAGCGCAAGGATGAAGTAAACGGTGTCAGCCATTCCCTTCCTCCCCATTGAGGGTAGAGCGGCCTGCGGGGGTGTGTTCTGCGCGGTACTGAATTGCGAAATAGGCGTAGGTCCCACAGATCATGAACGCTATGGCAAGCGCCGCGCAGATACGCATGTTGCTGCTCATGGCATCCGCCCGTAATCGAGTTGGAAAACGATCCAGCCGTTCGTTTCACGCATGGGCTTTATCAATCGACCGATGCCGCAATTCCTGACGCACCAGTGTCCTTTGTATCGAAATGGTCGCCTTGTGATGATCTTGCCCCCCTCGAAACGCGCCAACACGCGGGGCTGATAGCGCGACGATGGGCTTGCTTTAGCCTCCCATTCACGGTCCTCCGCGATGGCGTCCGCAACGAACTGGTCCAGTTCATCCTTACTCACGCGCCTTCCTCCGTAAGAGCTGCGACAATGCCAGGGAGAGTGCCGCGACCGTGGCGGGTGGAGCGTTTGGCGCGAACCTTGGCAATCTTTTCTGGCGTCACGAGTACGGCCAGATCGGCTTCGGCACAGGCCATCATGTCCCAGCCGCCCTCTACGCAAAGCGACGCAAGCGTGAGCGCAGCCGCCCCGATTTCTTTGGTCGGTTCGCCAACCGGACGGCTGAACGTGTAGGCGACTAGCGCGTGAGCATCGGCCTCAGTCATGCCGAGAGCCTGCGCCGTCTCCGTCGCCTCCTCATAGAAGCGGTCACGGCGTTCTGGCAGATCAGTCGGATCGTCATGGAACAGCGCAACATGGGCGTCCGCAACCCGGCTCTGGAATGTCGCATCACTGACCACGGTAGCGGGGGCGGGGTGGGTGAGCTTTGGCCTCTCGGTTCGCACGTATTCGCGCAGCGCGATGGCAAACTCTGGAGTGGGCTCGCTTTTCTCGATATTGGCGATCAGTGTGGCCAGCATTTCGTTGCGGCGCGCATGGTGCCGGTTCTCAGCTTCGATAGCGGCATCTAGCTGGGCCATAACGTCGGCGACTGTCGGCACCCCCACAGCCTCACTCTTAGAGCGTAGTGCGCGGAAGCGGTCCGCCATGATGTCGAAAACCTCTTGGCCTGTCCTGTTCTCAATGCCGATAATCGGGCGCGTCACTTCATCCGTTATTTTGCTCATGGTGGTCTCCTGATCCATTCTCGCTCGGCGCCCCGCGGGACGCCGAGATAGCCGGGATCCGGGCTACTTGTCGGTCGCGCTCTCGGTGCCGCATGCGCATCTAGCAGGGTGTATAGGTACCTGTCAAGTACTTAATACTTGGATTTCGAATAGTACCACTTGGTGGTGATTTCGCTCACCAGCGGCAGGTCATGGCGCCACTCGGGGCGGTGCTCCATGATCTGCTTGAGCACGGTGGCTGCCTCCTCCGCGTCGTCTTCTGCAGGCTCCGTGACGCCCTCGTCGTGGGTGTGCCCCACGACAGGCATCCATGGCTGCCCATCACGCAGGATGAGCTCGGGGAACGGCGTGAAGTCAGGGTCCAGCCACACCAGCACCTCGCGCAGGATCGAGCCAGCCACAGCCTGCGTGATGTTCTCGGCCAGCTTGCCGTACCAGAGCGTCGACCAGCCATAACCCTTCTTGAACCATAGCGCCGTCACCTCTTTCATCTCGCCGGTCGACTTGTCCTTGACCGAACGCGTGCGCCAGCGGATGTCGGGGTAGCTCAGCAGGCGACCGCAGGGCAACGCACAGAACAGCGTGCCACCCATGTAGCTGGGATCGTAGGCGTAGGCCACGCGGCCAGCCACGAAGGCTTGGTTGGGGTTCTCGAGCGCCTGATTGGCGGCACCCCATAGGCCAGACGACCCGTATTTGTCGTGGCTGCCCCAGAACTCCTTGGCCCACGGGTTGGTCGCGCGCCACGTGTCGACCACCCACTGTGCACGGGTGTCGTCGAGGAACACGCCATAGTTTGTCGCCATGGCCTGCAGGGCGCCGAGACCGCCGCCGAAGCCTAGTGACAGCACGGGCACCTTGCCCTGCCCCTGGCGCAGCTCGCTGGCCTGCTTGGCGAGGTCTTCACCGTGCAGCCCGCGGTAGCACTCCCACCACCAGTAGGGGTCTTCGTTGATCAGGGCGCAGGCGGTGCGGATGTAGACATCAGGCTCGCTCTCGTCGATGTCACTCTTGCGAAAGATGTCGAGCTGCGCCTCGCCGCCGGTGCTGCCTGCCAGCCATGGCAGGACGCGCGCCTCGATGGCAGACCAGTCACCCCACACAAAGGTCTTGCCCTTGGGTGCGATGAAGCTGGGGCGCACCAGCATGGAGAGAACCTTGCCGACGGCCAGGCCGCCGGCAGACTGGGACAGGTTCTCGAGGAAGGCTTCGTTGAGCTCAGTCACGGGACAAGGCCTCCGCCGCTGCGCGCTTGATGTCGATCACGGTGGCCGACATATCCTTGGCGGCGCGCACGATGGCGAGCACACCGTCGGGTGTCTGCGGGTCGACGCCGTCCATGGCCGAGAAGGCCCTCTCGATCGCGACCTGCGCGTCCTTGTGGATGGCGGTCAGTGCCGCCTCAAGTTTCTGCTGGCGCATCACTCTATCTCCTCGCGGCGCTCGGTGGTGGTCCACTTGAGCGTCACCTCGTCACCGTAGAAGTCAGGGATGTCGAGCTCCGCGCCGCGGATAGCGTCCACGGGCACCTTGAACCGCTCGATCAGAATGTCGCGGATAAGGTCAACGGGGATGGTCACCGTGTTGGTGATCTTAACCTCGGTGGCGACGCGGGTCTTTGCTGTCTGCGCCATGATCACAACCCCAGCAGGATCTTGAAGACCCAGAGCGTGATGAAGGCGCTGATGGTGTAGAGCGCGTATTTGATGACAGTCTCGGTGTCAGGCATCGTCGGTCTCCTGTAGTTGGGACCACGTTTATGCGCTATGTGGGGAGTACCTGTCAAGCACTTAGACAAAGAAAAAACCCGGCTGGTGAGGCCGGGTCAAGTTTGTCGCGGTCAGGGAGGAGGATAGACCGCCTGCGCAGCCTACGCCCGATCGTCGTGCCGATCAATAGCGTCGTCGAACTCGCTGCGCGGCCGTGGCGGGTAGGGGAACGGCACGTGGGCGGGGTCACCGCTGCTGAACTGTATGTCCATGGCGGCTGGCCACCGGTGCGGTGACGCCAGCGGCTGAACGACAGGTGCCCTGGCTGACCGGGAGCCGTGCAGCGCGCCGATCAGGTAGCCGGCGGCGAAGATGGCGACGCCGAGGCCCAGTGCAATCACGAGTGTTTCGTAGGAAGTCATCGTCGTTCTCCTTCAGGTGAGCTCGTAGGGTATGTCGAGACTGTTAAGAATTTCCAAAAGCAACGGCTCAAGTTTGCCGAGAGATGCACGCATCAGGTTATGGACCTGCACACCACGCGAGCTGAAGCGACCAGTCTGGGCGGCGCCGTTGAACGAGTACTGACCCATCAGCCGCTCGCCGACATGCTGGTCGACGATCTTGGCGAACTTCTTGGGGGTTGCACTCGAGCCGAACATGCGCGCCTCCATGATCTGCCACAGCTCGAACTCATCGTCAGTCAGGCCGGTGCTCTCGTCGCGGTGCACGAACCATGCGTCGAGCGCCTCGAGCCGATCACTGGCGACCGACAGCTTGACGGCCACCATCTCGCTGTCGCCATCGGTGATCAGGTCGTCGTCCTCCCACTGCTTGACCAGGATGTCGCGCGCCTCATTGGACGGCAGCCGATCGAACAGCCACTCGCCGATCTTGGCGTGCTGACCGACGGTGCTGATCGACCCATCTGTCAGCTCGCGCAGGTCACGGTTGATCTTTGCCTCATTCAGCTTGGCTACGGCGGCAGCACGGCGGCAGAACTCGACGTCCACCATCATGCCGCGCTCGTTGATGGCCTCGCTGACCCAATACTCCTGCCACTCCTTGAGCGGCAGCGGGCGTGTCGCCTTGTAGACCTCGCGCATCTCGTCGGTGTCCTGCTCGGCGTAGGTGCCGAAGCGCTCGTACTCGACGGGGTGCGTCTGGGGGCTGACGTCGTTGTCCTTGGCGAACAACCCGATCAGGCCCTTGCCATCCTGCTGCTTGCCGCCGCGGCCGATCGCCCGGCTGGCGCCCTCCAGCTTGGCGGGCAGGTTCGACGCCACAGCCTGCGCCATGACGTCGATGAACATGCGTGGCCTGAAGCCGGGACATCCGACGATCTCATTCATCACCACCCTGTCGAACTGGGCGTTCCACGCGGCGAACCACGCTGTGTGGTTCTCCGCACGGATGAAGTGCTGCTTGAGATCCTGCGGTAGATCGCGCCAGCGGATCAGGTTGTCCTTGCCGTCCATCGTCTTGAAAGACTGGATAGCCAGGCGCTTCACCTTCTCATGCCCGATCGCGTAGGTGATGATGGTGATGAAGCTGTGCTTGGCGTAGCGATAAGCGCCGGCGGTGGTCACGTTCTCGTCGGACGTGCCGGCGGTGCCCTGCTTGGCACGGGTCTCCGTGTCGATGAAGCAGATGTCGGCCAGGTCGTCGGTGAGGGGGGCGGAAAGGTTGGTCACAGCTCGCCCCGGCGTTTGGCCGCGTTAAGCCGGCGGCGGCCGAGCGCTGTCGGCACGTACATCCGGGCGTCCAGCATATCCCCGGGCTTAAAACAGCCCTCAAGCTGCTTGTGGATAGCGGACGGTATGCGCAGCGTTTCCCCGTAGCCTTTAAGCACGAAAAAGCCGGGGGCTTCGTCGACAGCTGCGTAGTGGTGCGCGGTGGTGTCGATCCAGTTCAGCGCCTGCACGGGCGTTTTAGCCGTAAGCTGTGCCATCACGAACTCCCCAGCAGGCGTTGCGTCTCGGTGGCGGCCAGCTGCTTGGCTCCTTGCACCTCGCCGGTGCACAGGCGCCCCAGGCGCTGGGCCAGAGGCCCGCTGAACGACATGAAGTCGAGGTGCGTCTTGGCCTTGCTCGTCGAGCCGTCCGCCATCAGGCGGACGAAGCCGCCGCCGACCTTGGCGTAGAGATAGCCGTCGCGCGTGAAGATATCCACCTGCTGGTAGACGCCATTGGTGACGAGGATCGCTGCCTCGCCTTCAGCTTGCTTGAAGAAACTCATAGCAACACCGTCTCTTCCAGGTCGTACCACTCGTGCTCAGTACCGCGGCGGCCGCCACCGGCGATGACATGCTCGAGAAACGACACCGCCGCCATAACATCTGCGAACTGCCCGCCGCCATTCTTGGTGAAATAGTCGGCCAGTGTTTTAACGGTGGGGCGCTGCGCGAACACCGCGACAAAATACTCACCCTCCTGATTGTAGTCGTTTATCGAGCGGGTCAGCACCCACACTTTCTCCGTTGCCTTAGCCACGTTAGTCTCCTTTGGTTGAGGCCCGCACCCTGCCACCATGCTACGGTACCTGTCAAGTACCTAACAGCAAGAAAGGCCCGGCGTGAGCCGGGCCTTCCTGTGCGCGTCGTGCTGTTGCTTGAGGGCTTAGCGGCGACGACGGCGCACCTCGCCACCAGTAGCCGGGGCGGGCTGCTCTGGGGCGGTTTCTTCTGCGGCAGGCTCTTCAGCCTTGGCCGCTACGGTAGGCGTGCGAGCGGCGCGACGTGGCGCGGCAGCGGTCTTGGGCTCTTCAGCCGGTGCCTCTTCAGCGGGGGCGTCGCCGGCATCCGAGCCGTCAGGCGCGTCGGCCGTGCCGTCGTCAGCTGCAACACCATCCATCGAGATCCAGTCGACGATCTCGATCAGCGGCGTGTAGGTCTTGCCGTAGGTCTTGTGCTGGTAGTGGTCGCTCTTGAGCACGACGACGGGCACGGGGTGCGCTTCGTCAGTGTCGAGCTGCGCCATGATCTTGCCGATCAGTTCCTTCATGGCGTTGGCGCCACCGACAGACGAAGGCTTGTATTCAGTCTGTTCGCCTTCATCTTCACCGCTGATGCAGCGCAGACCGACGCAGGTCTGCTCAGCCCACGGGTGGCCGTAGTCGGGCAGGCTCGACAGGAGAGGCTTGTCTTCGAACATCGACACCAGGATCTCGCCCAGCTTCTCAGGCTTGTCGGCCTTGTTGTTCGGATCGGTCTTCTTCCAGCAGATGAAACCGTGCTGCAGGCTGAGCGGGTTGACGGCCCACTCGGAACCGGCTTCGACTTCAATGTTTTCGGCGCCGTAGATCCACTTGCCGTCGCGGCCCATACGGAGGATAGGCTCGCCGCCAGCTGCGGGGATGGACTGCTGCACCTTGGCCAGGCCGGCCTTGAGATTGCCGAGACCTGCAAGGGCGCCGGCTGCTTTGGTAGTCTGAAGGGTAGACATGCTGTGTTTATCTTTCGTGTTGTGTTTGGTCTTAGGTTTGACAGCCGATAACGGGATTGAGGCCCCCGCTGCTATTAAGTCCCTCGGTAGTCACAGAACGCTCTCTCAAGAGTAGGCAGCCTACGCGCAGCCCTAGAGCGACGCGAGCTTGTTTGCCAGCGCGCCTATAGCGGCTGACGTCAACACCACAGCTTCACGATTGTCATCGGCTGCGGCGAGTGTGTGTCCAGACGATACGCCTGGCTTGATGTACTTGGCAAGTACCTTTGCGCCTTTCTCGTCAAGTTTTCCGAGCGCCTTGAGCTTGGCCTTGGCGACGGCTGGCGTGATTGGTTTGACGACGCGGCGCTCCTCGAGCGGGACGCCGGCACGGCCGAGGAATTTCTCCGCCTTGTCGTCGTCCTCCCACTTGTCATGGCCTGCCTTCTTGGGCACCAGCTTGTAGCCGGGGATCTCGCCACCGGCCTCGAGGAACGACTGGGCACCAGCACCGAGCGCCGACAGCAGCGGGCCCAGTGTGTCGGCCAGCTGCAGCCCGACAGCGTAGGCGTCACCCATGGTCATGGATGAAGGCATCGGCTCACCGGGCAGGATCAGCTCCACCTCTGCAGTCTTGAGATCCTGCAGCGTGAGCGTCGTGTCGCGCAGCTTGGACAGCTTGCTGGTGATCTCGGCAGCTGCCTCCGCACCGTTCAGGTGCAGCTTGCAGATCTGCTTGCAGTCGGCGAAGCGGCAGTGGCTGCCCTTGGACATGGGGGCGTCGAGCCCCTTCTCGATCGCCAGGTCGACGGCGTCGATAAGGTCGAGGCGGAAGTCCTCGAGCTCCTGCACCGTCGAGTGGTAGATGCTGGGCTCGCCGTCACCGATGCGCGGCTGGCAGATCACCAGATCGACAGGCCACTCAGGATCGTCCTCGAAATAGTCGGGGTGCGTATGCTGGGCACCGCGGCCGTAGAACGACAGCTGCTCGTTGCCGAAGTCCTGCGGCTCATCGGAGCCCTCGACCGACCGCTTGTAGCTGGCGTAGACCGGCACACCAGCGCCGAACTTCCAGTCCCAGATCGCCGTGCGCACAGGCGTGCGGATGGTGATGTCGCTGGTGCCGAAGGCGCCGTCGATGCCGGGTAGCTCAACGCGCTGCTCGACCAGGATGCGGATCTCTGGATCGGCGAAGCCTGCCGCCTCAGCCTCAGCGAACAGCCCGTCCAGATACTTGTTGAACTCGCGGTAGGCGGGGATGACGGCATCGAAGAACCGCTGCTCGCTCAGGTCGTACTGGGCGAAGAGCTCGTCCACTTTCTCGTCAGTCGAGAGCATCATCTGGTCGACGTCGTTGTCGACGAGATACGCCATCACTTCATGCAGGCCGGTGCCCTCATCGGCATAGCTGCTGGAGCGGTTGAGGCTGGCGCGGATGCCCGCGGCCTTTTCGGCGAACTCGGCCGCTTCCGTGTCGTCGGTTGCGGCGGCGGCCATAGCGTCATACTGCGCTGCCTCCGCCTCCACCATGCCACCCAGCTTGCCGAGCATGGCTACACTGGCAGGGCAGTTGATGACGCGGGCGGACGAGGAGCCGCCGACAATGTCGGAGTGCTGGTCGGGGGTCTTGTCGTGGGTGATCGCTTCAGTGGTCAAGGTCGATGTCCTCTTCTTCAGGGTAGGTGACGGGCGCCTCTTCGCGCAGCACTGCTACGGCAGCGGGAGCGTCGAGGGCCAGCTCAGCCTGGTTGGGGTCAGGTGGGTTGTCGCCCGGCAGTTTCAGATCTTCCCAGATCAGCCGGGTCAGGAGCTGGGATCGCGTCGAACCGGACAGCGCAGCGGCGTCGTCGAGCCGCTTGCTGGTGTCGTCGTCGAGGTGAACGGAGCGCTGAACCTTGCGAGAGGTGTTGCGCGTTGAGAGGTCAACCATGCTATAGTCCCTGTTCGAATTGCGTTGAGGGGTTATGGCATGGCGGGACCAGAGGCACAAGTAGAAAAGTATCTCGAAGATACTATTGCAGAACTTGGTGGTACGTGCTTAAAGTTCACGGTGCCCGGTAGACGCGGGTACATGGACCGGCTGTGCAAGCTGATCCACGGCGACGCCTTCATGGTGGAAGTCAAGCGGCCCAAGGGTGGCGTGCTGGCAGCCCTGCAGGCGGAGAAGCGAGACGAGCTGCGCGCCCAAGGGTGGCGCGTGTATCAGGTAAAGAACCGAGGAGAGATTGACGATGTCCTACAACAAGAGATTGCACGGCACGGTGCCGCCTGATTGGGACGTTAAGGTATACGCCCGCACGCCGCGCGGCGAAGGCGACGACGAGGTAAAGAGCGCGCCTTACCAAGCTGACATACACGCGCGCGCTACCGGTTTCCGTGCGCACGGTGTAGCGAGCACCCCCGCGTTGGCCCTCCTTCGCGCCGCCGCGTATTGGGAAGCCCGCTCAGGTGCGTAAGAAGTCTGACCTGCGCGGCGCCCAGCAGCGCACCGCCACACGTTTGTATGAGCACCCTGACACGCAAGCCGTGATCGGCATGGGCGGCGGCAAGACAGCCGCCGCCCTGACGGCGTTCGTCGAGCTCAAGGAAGACGGCTACGCGCGGGAGATGTTCGTGCTGGCGCCCAAGCGCGTGGTGCAGCTGGTGTGGCCAGCGGAGCCCAGACTGTGGGAGCACCTGTGCCACCTCAAGGTGATCCACGTCACGGGCACTGCAGCGCAGCGCCTGGCCCTGCTCAAGAAGCCTGCCGACATCTACTGTATCGGTGTCGACAACACCCAGTGGTTCGTCGAGTGGATCAAGACCCAGCGCGCCGAGCGCATGGCCAAGGCGGTGCTCTGCATTGACGAGAGCTCGCGCTTCAAGAACCCCCGCTCCAAACGCGGCAAAGCCCTGTGGCCAGTGGCAGGACAGTTTCTGTCGCGCTGGCTGCTCACCGGCACGCCGCGCCCGAACGGTTACGAAGACCAGTTCATGCCCATGAAGATCATGACCGGCGGCAGACTGTGGGGTAAGAGCTTTGATCAGTGGCGCAAGCGGCACTTCTACTCGACCGACTGGCAGGGTCACAACTGGGTGGTGCAGCCCGCCAGCGTGCCTGAGCTGGTGACCGATATCAATTCGGTGTCGATCACCATCGCCCTTGAGGACATGCCAGAGCTCCCTTCGCTGAACGACGGTCCAGAGTTTATCGAGTGGGTAGACATGCCGATCGAGATCAAGCCGGTCTACGACAAGATGAAGCGGCACCTGGTGGCGGAGCTCAAGAAGAAATCAAAGCTGGTGGCGGCCGCCAACATGGCCGTGGCCAGTGGCAAGCTGGAGCAGATCGCGCAGGGTTTCCTGTATGAGGAGCTGGGCAGCCACGAGGCGACGCGCCTGCACGACGCCAAGATGGAGGCGCTGCTCGAGATGATCGAGGCCTCCGGCGGTGAGCCGGTGATGGTGGCGTACACCTTTGTCGAGGATCTGGTGCGGCTGCAGGCTGAGTTTCCCAAGCTGCCGTTCTACGGTAGCGGCACTACGGACAAGCAGGCCGTCGCCCATGAGGCAGCGTGGAACGATCGGCAGATCCCCGTGCTGGCGGTGCACCCTGCATCCGTCGGCCACGGCCTGAACCTGCAACATGGCGGCGCCAATCTGTTCTGGTATGGTATGACATGGTCAGCCGAGCTATACGACCAGCTGCTCAAACGCATTCACCGGCCGGGGCAAACCCGGCCGTGTTTCTCCCGACCGATCCTGATGCGCGGCACGGTCGACGAGCTCAAGTACGACAGGGTCAGGAACAAGATTTCTGACCAGGCCGCGTTCCAGCGATTTATCAACGAGGTGTGACTATGAGGTTTTCCGCAATGATCGGCGCCATGGTGTCGGCGTCTATGGGTGCCATTGCCCACGCCATGCCAGTGTCCAAGGGCGGCCTGTTCGGTCAGGACGGCTTCGGCCCCCTGAGCGCGACGGGGCCGCGACCCCCGCGCATGCAGGCGGTTCTCGGTGCGGCGCGCTCGCCCGGTGGCCGCGCCCACAAGCGGTGGAAGACACGTCGCGCGTCGGGGAGGGCTTGAGTAATGGCTAAGGCAGCAGACGGAAAGCCGACCCCTAGCGACATCTGCCCGGGGTGCGGTGTGAAATTCAGCGGCGGCGTGGTGCACGATCCAGACTGCACGTGGGCGAGCGGCGAGCTGTCGGTAGGCGACATGGCGCGGCTAACCGCCGCCGCGTCAGAGATACGCGGCGCGCGCGAGCGGGATGGCGAGGAGCTGCAGAAACAGCTCGACGCAGCAGGGCAGGGCGAAGCCCCCTACAACGCTGTGGCGGCTGCGCTGGGTGATCCGGTTGCGCTGACGCAGGAGCGCGGCAAGAGCCACGGCGACTGGATGCACCAAGCTGCCGTCGGTGTCGGCCTCGATCAGGTGCTGCAAGCGGGGCAGAGCTACGCAGGCATGCGCCCGTACCAGCGCAAGGCTGTCGACATGATCGCGGTGAAGCTGAGCCGCATCGTGGCAGGCGACGCCAGCTTCGACGACCATTGGGATGACATCGCCGGCTACGCCCACCTTGGCAAAGGTGGGCACACGGCGTAGTGTGCTGCACCGGCCAGCGTGCTGGCTGGTCTTTAACTCGGTAGGGACCGCGACTTACACCCTGTCGATGCGAGGTTGCTGGGCGTGACGAAGAGACCCTGGCCATAACCCAAGACCGCCCCGGTGCATGAACTGTTGCACAAGCCGGGCGCGGCAAGCGAAGGGCCTTCGGATGGCAGGAGCCGCCGACAGGCCCTTCGTGTTTTAAGGGTAGATAATGCTGCGCGTCATCCACAGCGGCCAGCAGCGCGAGAAGACTTCGGCAAACGTGGCCGCGGCCATCGTCTCTGGTGTGACGTCAATGACGTAGAAGCTGGAGAGCTGGTCGCCCAGCGGTCGCGACGGCGCCGGCGCCGCGTTCTCTGATACGATCGGCACCTGGTTGAACAGCCCCCGCGGATCCCCGTTGTACCACGCGTAGCCCGCAGGCTCGCACAGCCGCAGCTTGGTGAAGCGGAACTGCACGCGCGATCGGCCACCCGGAAGCGGCTCGATCGAGTGCACGGTAAACCGTGAGTAGGCCGGGTAGAGATTTGTCTCGAGCACGGGGCCCCAGATGGACAGCGCGGCCGTTGCGATCAACCCGACCATGACGGCGAACACGACGGACTTAAGCCGGTCAAACATTCAGGCCCCCCTTGATCAGGAGAAAGATGATGCCGGAGAACCCAGTCACAACGGCACCAGCGATGAGCCAGAACATGCGGTTGGCGCCGTTCTTTATCTCGGTGACGTCTTCCTTTACACTGACCAGGTTCAGGTTCTGCAGCGCGGTGACGGCCTCGAGCACGGCGGATATGCTTTTCTGCATGGACTTCTCCCGCTCGACCTGACCTGCGCGGTACTCTCGGCTGTCCTGGTGCGCGTTCTCCAGCGCGTCGAGCCGCCTGTCTGTCTTCGCCGCCTTCTGCACTAGGTGCGTGTGCGTGTTCGACAGATCCGTATGGTTTCGCTCGACAGTGTCTAGGCGGCGGATAACAGCTTGCATGGCTTCAACGTCCGACATCGGAACTCCGCGCTAAGGCTTGCGCCAGCCACAGACGGTGGCGCCGCTGCGGTTGAGGACCAGAAGCTGGTCTTTCTCCGAGGGGGTCCACCGGTCTACGGCACCTGCGTCAGTGATAAAGGGCCCTACCGTGCACAGCGAACCGGTGGATTGGCAACCTGTCAGAAGAACTACGAGCGCGACGGCGACTAGCGCTTTGACCATGTATCGAACTCCTTGTCGCGTTCGTCGGCAGGCAACCCTGCGACGTCTGTCTTGTTAGCAGCGATCACATCACGGGCGTGGTCGTCAGCGGCTTTCTGTTTGCGCGCCTCCGCCTCCTGCCCGCTGCGGAACGTGAAGCTCTGCAGCGCGACGAACAGACCGACGGCGAGGATGCCGAAGCCCCACTTCCAGTCGCCTTTGAACAGCCCGACGACGGCCGTGGCTGCCACCAGTGCGAGCCCCGCCCAGAACCACCAAGGAATGAAACCGAGCAGGAAGCTCATGCTACTCTCCGAAGCTCTTGATGATGGAGCGGACGCGGGCTGCGATCAGCTCGCCCTTCCACAACATAACGACCACGGCGGCGATACCGATCCCCAGAAGGATCAGCTTGCCAGTCTGGTCGAAGCCGCCGAACATGCCGGCAGCTGGCGAGACGGCAGCCACGATGGCGGACACACGGACCATGGCAGACTTGTCGGCGCCCTGCGGCGCCACCGGCACGACGGCCTCGATCGGTGCCGCCTTGACTTCTGTGTTCTTCTTGGATGCGGCGGCGAGCATCATGTGCAGAGAGCTGCGCGTGAGAGGGCCGTCGTCGCCGTCGATCTCACCCTTGTAGAAGCCCTGCTGCTTGGCATCTGTCTGGAAGCCGCGGATCTCGTTGGGCGGGTAGCCGAGCAGCACTAGCGAGCAGCGGGTGTACCAGCGCAGCCTATCGGCGTAGCCGTTCAGGCCGCCATTGATGCGCTTGGTGATCGCCTCGATGTTGTTGCTGTCAGCCAGCTTGTTGAGGTTGCGCGTCGACCAGTACCAGATCGGCACGAGGCCTTCCCACGGGTCGGTGTTGACGAGCTCTGGCTGCGCCACGAAGTCGGGGTTGTCGAAGCCCTGTGCGCGGCACCAGTCAGTGAACTGCTGGTAGTTGGATTTACCGGTCAGCTGCAGCGCAGTGCGGCCAGCGTACAGCTTGCCGTCGCCGTCTGCCTCTGGCGTGTTGCCGAGATCGGTGCGGGTGTCGTAGCGCTTCTGCGCCGCCGTCGGGCCCCACACCTCGCGGTCGTAGTGAAAGCCCATGCTCTCGTGGCCGAGCTGCGGCAGATACTGCGCCAGACGGTGCGGCTGCGCCAGGCCTGCGGACGCGCCGAAGGCGTCTAGCCCCGCGACGATGGACCGCATGTTGGCGTTGACCGGTTTACCGGCTATGAGGGAGAGCATGCTTGCAGTGATGCGCATCAGCGTTTCCTTGATGTCCGACCGGCACACATGGCGCCGGCCATAAAATTAGCCGATCTTCTTGATGTTTAGGAGGCAATACCAGCCTCCGCTAGTGTCACCAAATGTAGGTGAGGTTCCGTCGATAGAGGCTCGAAGGCGCATTTGTGTGCCGCCACCAATAGAGCTTACCGCGCTGCCCGAAAAGTGAAGTTTCGACGTGCCAAAAACTTGCCCAAGACTTAGTGCGAGGTTGGAGAAAGAGCCCCCGCCCGCGTCGTCGCTTTCCAACGAAACGTAAGAATTTGTTGGGAGCATGGAGCCCCCATTGAAAATAAGGCTCCACTCTAGCTCATAAATGCCACCTTGATCCGTTGGCACCGTAAAAATACCGGTTGCGGTATTAAAGCAACCACCAACATTCGTCGCCGTATCCGACCATAGCAGCGTAGCCAGAACATTCTGTGTTAATGTTTGCTCGCTGTCTGCAATTCGGTAGGCCGCTGAGTGTAATACGCCATTGGTGATTTTTGCGATTGGGCGACCGGGTCCGTCAAGGTTGTTGCACAAGATGCGAGTAGCGGCAGTGCCAGAAATAACAACGGCCCCATACCCACCAGGGCACCACATATTGCGAACATATATCCAACCCTGACCAGCGCCAGTCGTCGCAATGATAGGTCCGTCAAGAATGCCGCCGTCGAAAACAACACCTGCACTGTTTTCTATCTGAATGTCGCCCTCATAGAGGTGACAACCTGAGAAGGTGAACCCATTCGCCACGTCAAGAGATTTAACATTTACCGTGTTATGGTTGATGTTGACGCCAGTATAGTTCCCATGCCCGTGATTGCTGCCGCTTACCAAAGACACGCCGATCTCGTTATCGGTGACGCTGCCGCCGCTGGTGCATGTGTTCCCCGCGCCGATAAGATCAGCCAGAGCATTGCCCGACGCGTGCCAGTTTGTCCACGTGGTGTATTCTGCTCCGGCCCCAGCTTCGACATAGCGACCAGTCGAGCAATAATGTGCAGAGCAAGCGTCAAACTGACCGCGATCACCCCGTAGCGAAGTATCGCCAACATCAACCCCTGACAGGTAGAACCCACGGCCCAGAAGGTTCTTAGCCATAACGCCGCTAACTAAATAGCGGTCTCCATCGACAATAACGAGGCCATGCTGGGTGTCCGTTGTCGGAGTTGCAACAGTGCTAGCCCGCGTTCCGACTAGGACAAGCCGCCCAATCATCGCCCATTCGTTTACTTGGTTCGCGCGGAATATGCCGGATGCAAGCGAAGCTTGGTTGGTGTTTATCACGCACCCCTCAAACGACCATGTAATGCCTGACAAAATGTCAACCGTGCTGCCAAGGCGATAGGAGCCAGCGGGAACCCGGACAAACTTGGTACCGGCAGAAACGGCAGCAGCTTGGGCAGCGACAAACGCGGCGCTATCGTCAGTCGCGCCATCACGAACTGCACCGAAATCCATTACAGAAACGAAAGACAGTTGGGCGGATTCTTGTGCTTTCTTCGACCAATGGAAGGCCGAATACTCACCGGAAGTGACTTCGACATCTTCAGCCTCACCAGCCCACTGAGCCGCAAGATCCGCCGCGTTGCTGGCATCGGTTGCAGCACCAGGCGCAGCGAGGATTGCCGCCATGTTATCGGCCGCTGCCACGATCTCAGTCTCGAAAGCCTCGACGGCGAGGATGGGCGACTTGATCGCATCGAGCGAGGCGACCGACGCGGATACCGCGCCAAGCGACGCGATCTGCACGCGGATACCGTAGAGGGCGTTGAGCGCAGCCTCCACGCCCGCCAGCGTGGCGATCTCAGGAGCGATAGCAGTGAGCGTGTCGATCTGCGCAGTCAGCGCGACGATGGTCTCGATCTCCGGCAGCGTCGCACCATTATCGAAACCGTCGGCGGTGGCGTTACCGACCAGCACGCGGCCGGCGACAGGCAGAGGGAAGGCCAGCTGGTCCTCGTCGGCGTAGGTGGCAGGCAGCGTCAGCGAGCGGCGCAGGCGATCGTCGAGCGACAGGATCTGCCGGGCCAGGGCGTCGATGGCGTTCTCAAAGGCGCGCCCGAAGGTGCCGCCTGCGCTCAGATCTGCGCCTTGCTCGTAGATGGGCAGGAACAGCGCAGCGAACGTCTCTGTGTCGGGGAAGAACTCTGTGTCTTCCCCGTTGATGATAGTGATTTCGATGCCATCAGCGCTGCCGAGCCCGTCGATCGTGTAGTCGGAGCCGAGCGAGAGCAGGGCGTCATCGGCGTAAACCTTGACGAAGGCTGCGTCGTCTACCTGGATCTCCAGCGTCAGCGGGTTGGAGAAACCGCTGCGGGCCACGGCGTGTCGGGTCTGTTTTACGGGCTGCGTCATGTCTCGATCCTTAGCACCAGCGGTATCAGAATACCACCCCAGCCACTGCCACGGCATCCGACAGCACGGCAAATTCGCCGTCCATCATAAGCCGATCGCGGACTTCAGGCCAGTACTCATAAACAGCTTCATCGTTGTAAATCTTGCGCTGCTCACGGCGGCGCATGAACTCGTAGTAGGTGTCGGGGCTGACTTCTAGCAGCATGCCCAGCGTAGGCTCTAGCGGCAGGCGCTCCTTGGCGGCCCAGCCAGCCTGCTTGGTGGCGATCAAAGTGTTGCGCACCTCGCGGCGTGCGATCTCGCTGAGCACCTCATCGACCTGCTGCTTCTTGCCGGCGGTCATCTCGATCGTCTGGGCAAAATCCTTGACCGATGTGTCCGACAGGCTGAGCTCGCTGGAGATCTCGCGGCGCATGCCAGACACCAGCGACGTCACCTGCCGCGCCCGGTAGAACGGGTTCAGCCGCTTGGCGTCGGTGTCGAAGTGGGTCATCAGTGTGGCGTAGGCCTTCTCGTCGGCGCTCAGCGTGGCGAGGTAGGCGTTGGCACCCATCTCGTTGCCGTACTCGGTGAACCGCTTGTACGTCTGGCTGGCGCGTTCGAGGCGGCCAGTGGTGTTCGACGCCTGATCCCAGAAATCGGCAGCGCTGACAGAACCGCGGCGAACGTCGCGCACAAAGCGGCGCAGCAGCGGCGCGTCTGTCTCATCCATGGACGGCCGCGTCGGATCGGCACCGTTGATGACGCCGGAGATATCGCGGTAGGCGGAGGCGCCGAGACCGGACAGCACGTGATCCACCACCAGAGGCGACCAGTTGAATGTGCTACCCATCCACTTGGCGAGAGAGGACGTGTAATTGTCGTACTGCAGCTGCGGCTCGAGCGCCTGCATGTAGGTCGGCACGATGTCGCGACCGGTGAACGTGTCCTTGTTCAGCGCCAGCTCGGTGATCATCTGGGCCGACGTCGGCGTGGTGGGCGGGATCAGCGACAGGGCGGCACCGCGCAGGAAGCGGGCTGGCGCCTGGCTGTCGCCAGAGGCGAACTCGAGACCGCGCTCGACGGCGTTGGCCATCAGCGCCAGCTCGAAAGGCTTGGGGATATAGAAGACGCGCCCGTTACCCATCGGGATAACCCAACCGGTCACGCGCATATACTCGCTGGTCTCCTGATAGTCAGGGTCGTCTCGGAACATGAAGTGCAGCAGAGCAGAGATCATGCCGAGCGTCGCCATCTTCACCCAGGCCTTGCGGCCCGTGTTGATGGCGTCCTTCTCGACGCGGCTCAGTGGCAGGTTCTTGGTGCTCTTCATATAGGCGCCGAGAACGAACTTCAGGCCCTTGCGCTGGGCAACCTCATCAGCGCCCAACACGCGGACCATCTTGTAGAGGCCCTGCAGCTGGGCGTTCAGGAACGGGATCGTGCGACGGTAGAGCGTCATGCGGCTGCCGTTCAGGCCGAAGTCGATGTAGTCGGTGGCGGTGTACGCGCTCTCGACCGATGCCTCATAGTCGTTCAGCCCGTCAGCCTTGGCGCGGCCATAGGCTGCGCGGTACAGGCCGACACGGGTGCCCGTCTCGCTGAGCGAGGTGATCTCGGCGAAGCCGCGCAGGGCGCCGAGCATCGGCGTCTTGTCGCGGAAGGCCTGCGCGATGTAGCCCTTGGAGCGCAGCGCGCGGATGTCCTGATCGATCTTGGCGTCGTGCAGGGCGGCTACGTTCATACCACCCATGATGCCCTGCGCCGCGTTGTAGGACTTGGCCCACTGCTTCTGGCGCACCTCATCAGCCATGCCGCGGATGCCGGTGACGAAAGGCTTGAAGCCGACGTCGCTCAGGATCCATGCGGACATCTGGTCGCGGATGTAGTTGACCACGAGGAAGTCAGGCCACGACGTGATCGCCGTGCGGAATGCCGTCGACACGCCCGTCACCAGACCGGTGAACAGCGGCATGTTCTCGCGGCCAACGGCCTGCAGGGCGTTGACGACGTCAGCGCCCAGATCGCCGTCCTTGAGCTGGATGGCGGCAGGCTTGCCGTTCTCCCAGAAGAACAGGATGTTCTCGCCTGCCGTCGACACCTGCTCGCGGCGCATCAGGGAGATCGAGTTACCCTCCTTGATCGAGGCGCCGAGCAGGGTCATCAGATCCTGCGCGTCGGCTGGCGTCAGCGTATCGTCCTTGCTGAGCTGGCGGGCGGCGTCTTCCACCGTCATCACCATGCCCAGCACCTGGCTGGCGGGGATGCGCTCGACGAGAGCACCAGCCTTGCCGACCTTATCGGCCAGCAGGGCGAGCGACTTGACGACTTCGTTCTCGTTTATCAGCGTCTCGAGCGCGAAGGTCTTCTGCATCAGCACAGCCATCGGGTCGACGATGTCGCGGTCTGAACCGCGGAAGCGCTTGACCAGCGAAGGCGAGCCAGCCGTCAGCGCGCTGGCGCCGAAGTTGGCTTTCTTGTCGCTCATGTCGCGCTGCAACGGCACGTAGAACTGGCGCTCCAACCCGTCGGTGTAGGTCTCCTTGCTCATCAGCCCGGCGTCATACTGCTTCTGCCACAGCGCCATGCCGAACTCGTGGACGATATCGGCGGCGTCGGTGAAGCTCTTGCCGTAGGTCTTCTCGTAATCCTTGATGGCGCGCAGGACGTCGCCCTTGCTGGCGCCGATCGGAGGCCGATCGATCTTGCCCTCGTCGAAGCGGCGGAACTCATCGAGCGAGCGGCGCGCCACCAGATAGGTGCTGAAGTCCTTCATGCGCTCCTCATCAAGAGCGCCAGGCGTAGTGGCTGGGTCTACACCCTGGCTGATCATCAGCGCATCGCGCAGGCCGCGGCTCATCGGCTGCGTTGACTTGTAGCCATAGACACCATCGGTGACTTCGACCATGCCGCGGCTGCCTGCGTTGCGGGCGAGGCGGACAAGCGTGCGCGGATCGTCAGCGCGCTTGAGGTCGAGCGCCGTGCCGTTGTTGCGCTCAGCCTGATTGAGCAGATCGGTGACCAGCCGGTTGAGCGGGGCGAAGCGGTTGGTGCTCCACTCCACACTGCGGCGGGTGTGCTCCTCGAACCACGACTTGAAGCCGAGATCCTTGAGCTCCTTGATGGCGGCGTTGATCCCCTGCTCGCGACGCCCGTCGACAACCATGTTGCGGATCAGCTTGGCTGATGGCAGCTGCAGCCACGACTGGAACTGGCCGGCGATGGCGTTCAGGCCGTCGAGCACTGTCGGGTCAGCCTGGCGCAGGGTGTTCTCGAAGTCCGCCACAACGCCCGGCCACTTGTTGGTAGCGAAAGCTGGGGTCAGCGTGTAGACGCGGAAGAACTCGGCGAAGCCTTCGCGCTGGCGGGTGGCGGCGTTGGCGTTGCTCAGGTCACCAGCGTAAAGGCTGACGCCGATGCGCATGATCTCAGCGGCGTTGCGCTGCACGAAAGCGTTCAGCGGCGCCGCCATCATGTCGTTGATGGCGTGGCCGCCCTCGTGGACCAGCGTCGACAGATCGCTCCACACGCGCAGGCGAATGGTGGTCGACTTACGGTTGTATTCGCCCATGGTGTTGCCGCCCTTGGACACGAGACGCCCATGGCGCACGGTCAGGTTCAGCAGCTTGGTGAAGTTTGCGCTGATAGCGGTCAGCTTGACGTCGGCAGTATCGGCCGCCGGCGCCGTATTGTCCGCCACGCCGCGCGTCGGGCGCGTCGGCTCTGCAGCGTAAGGCATGCGCGTGGAGCTGGTGCCTCCCGCCATGCGCTCGACGTCTACGCTCTCTGAAGCTTCTTGGAGTGCGCGAGCTGCGCTACCTTTGAAACCCGCTTCAGCGCCTCCGCTGACGTCATCGATCCCGCGCGCACTGAGGAGTTTCCGCGCTCCGCTACTGTTTGTGCCTTCATTGGTCTTGATCCCGTGTTCTGCGTACAGGCGTTTCTCGAAGAACCAGAGCACTGCCTGCACGTCACCTGCCGTGATGCCCTGATACTGTTTCTGCAAATCGTCGGTGATGCGGAACACAGCTGCGCGCTCTGCATCGTTGGCTACGCCACCGGCAATACCTTCGTTACCGATCGGCGTGTCGAAGAGGCGGCCAGTCCACCGGCGGAACGTGCGGGTGTACCACAGATCCACCGTGGTGTTGTCGGCTTCTAGTTCGACGCCGTGCAGGCCAAGGGTGTAGCGGCCCAGCTTCTCACCCAGCGCCAGGAAGCCGAAGGTCTCGCCCTGCTGTGCCGCCTTGGTCGTGAAGCGGCCAGCCTTGTAGAGACCGCTCTCGAGCATGACGGCGTTGATGTCGGTGCGCTTCTGCTGGCCCTTGAGCCACTCCATGGCGCCGATGACGCCACCCTCGCGCTCGACCAGGTAGCCGATCAGGGCAAGCTGCTGTTCGTTGGCGCTGTTGCGCACGCCCCAGCCAGCGGCCTTGGTGACAGGCTTGCCGGTCTTGTTGTCCTTGAAGGTGGTCATCTTCGCCGGCGTGCCGTCAGGCTTTATGCGGACGACAGGCACCTTGCCCGTGGCGATGAAATACTCGAAGGCTTCGGCGGAGATCACCCAGGCCTGATCTGGATCCAGCCCGTTGGAGAACACGCCGGCAAACGTCAGGTAAAGGTCGCGATGCGCAGGGTTGGTGAGCAGGGTGGGGAACAGCTGCGCCGTCGCCTCGATCGCCTTGTTGACGTCGGTCGTGTACCAGCCGATGCCGGAGTTGGGGCGATCGACCTGCGCTGCGAAGTCGGCGGAGGCTGCCGCGAGCACGCGGGCGTAGTCAGCCTCATCAGTCTCTGGGTAGAGCTTCTTGCCTTCGTCGCGCATATGCGCGTCGTGCAGCGCCTGCGCCACGTCCTTTACCAGAACGCGGCCGCTCGGGCCGGTGGCCACGGTCGGCAGGGCACCGCCACCAAAGAGTGGGGCAGCGACCAGCTGCTCGACATCTGCAGCGTATTCCATGAAGACGACGTCTGGCGTGCCCAGCTCTTCAGGCCAGTCTGCAGGCTTGAACTTGGGGTTGAAGGGCTGGCGGCTCGTCTCGACGAAACCGAGCGCAGCGTACATCTGCGGCAGACCTGGCCGATCGGCGGTGCCCGTATCGAAGGCGTCGAGCGTCGTGCCACCATTGGCGATGGCGCTGTCGATCAGCGAGCGAAGGCGCCCGCCGCCACCAGCTGGGTGGCTGAACACGGAGACGATGTCGCCGTCCTTGAGCGCGAAACCGGCCAGCCCGTCCTCGGACAGGAAGGTGCGCATCTTGGCGTATTCTGCCTCGCTGTAGACGTTGACGGCGCCGCCGAAGCGGCTCGCCTCCTTGGCGGCAGTGAGCGCGTTGCGGAACTGGGCGGCGTCCTGCACCTCGACGGGCGCAGACAGGGTGTAGGCGGCGCTGTCCGCGACGCCTTCGCGCCACGTCCACGATGGCATGATGCCAGTCTTCTGGTCGGCGTAAGTGGTGTTGCGGGGGTCGGCGCGGTTCTGTGCGCCGAAGGGGCCGTAGTTGACCCAGCTGTTCTGGCCGCGCGTCTCGCTGGTCATGGCCGGCACAGCGGCCTCGCTGAACAGGCGCATGTGCGCCTGCCATGCGTTCTCTTCACCGCGCGCGCCGAAGCCTGCGCCTTCCATGCCGTGGCCGAAGAAGTCGTGCACGACGCGGAACAGATCGTTGACGACCATAGGCTCGCCGTTGTCGCTCACCTCAGCCGTCTCGTTCAGCAGCGGATTGCCGGTCGGGTCGAAGTCGCTGGAGCCGAAGCCGTCACCGGTAGGGAAGTACCAGATGTGGCCACGGTTGATGTCCTCGAGAACCTGACGTGGGCCCTCCGGGTACGGGTCAGGCTGCCCGGGCATGATCGTTTCGATCTTGATGCCGGTGGCCTTGACGAACTGGTACTGGGCCGAGGTCTCGTCGGCCAGCGCCTGATAAGCGGCGAGCACGGCGGGATCGTTCGGCTGATGCGGCATGTCGGCGTAGGCCTGGGCGATGCGGCCGGCGCGCGCCACGTCGACCTTGACGTAGTCGCGCTGGCGGCGCAGCGGCAGGCCGACGGCGTTGGCGTAAGCCTTGGCTGCCTGCACCACGATCGGGATCGGGCCCTTGAGACCCTTCTCGATGCCGGGCAGCGCAGACAGCTCGGAAGCCTCTGGCGCCACGGCGGTGATCGTCTGGCGGGTCGGCAGGTAGGGGCTGGCAACCTGTTCATTGATGTCTGGGTTGGCGGGGTCGAAGGCGCCGCTGTTGCCGGTGGCTGACTTGATCTGGGTAGGCTCGAAGGCCACCCACACGTTACGGGTGCCGTCGCCGCTCTGTTCGTCGGGGTCGATCTCCTGCATGAACACGCCGTCGTACCCGGCGTCCTTCATAGCCTGCACGAAAAAGTCACCGTTCGCGCCGTCGAAGGCCTCCCAGAATGTGGCAGCGTCGCCCAGGTATTCGCGCGCCCAGCGTTCGTCGACGCCCTGCGACACGAGGTTCTGGATGTCTTCTTCAGCGATTAGCGACACGCCGTTGCCCGTCGCTACGCCAGCCTGGTCCACCCACAGCGGGTTTTTTATCGCCAGGTACGCATCGACGACACGCCCGCTCTTTCCGCCTTGATTTGCGAAAGTCTCGGCGAAAGCGCGGTCCTCAGCAAAAAACATGCCGTGGCGCTGCACGGTTGTAGGGATCCCCATGAACGTGACAGACCCCTCGTTAGAAGGGTTGAACGCGGTGAAATCCGCCTGCGTCCCGTGGTATACCTTGAGCGGCGGCTTAGCTTCGCGGTCGCGCGACGAAGTCGCACGCTCTCTCACAACGCTGTCGCCGAACCAAGTCTTAAACTCCGGCGTTTCGACAGCTGGCGCTACCTGCACGGCAGTCATCGGGTCGTTCGGATCGAGCAGCACCTCGCCGGTCTCGACGGTGGCGACACCCTCAGTCTGCGCGGCGGTCTGCTGCTTGGCGGCTGCAGCGCGCTGCGCCACTGCGTCGATAACGCGGCGCACGCCATCGACTGGCGGCTGCGCTACAGCAGCCCCATCGACCGCAGTATCTGCTCCTGTGGCGTCCTGCTGTGCCTGCGGCGCAACCACCGCTGCTGCACTCTCACCATCGGCTGCGTCCAGCGGAGCGCCCTCGGTTTCCGGCTGGTCGACGACGGCGATGTCTTCGCCGACGATTTTGTTGAAACGGTCCTGCTCACGGGTGAATACCTCTTCTGCTGCAGCAGTCTGCTGCGCCTCAGATACGCCACCCGGTGTAGGCAGCGCTGCGGTCACGCCGCCAGCCACACCGCCGACGATGCCGCCGATGGCGCCTTGCCGGATCCAGCTGCTCGCGTCGAGCTTGCGGTCTGGGTCGTAGCCTGCGCCGTACTTGGCGATCATGTCTTCGCCGATGGCCTGGCTGAACTCCTGCGTGAACTCCTCCACCGTCGACGCCGTCGAGCTGGCGAGCATGCGACGCAGCAGGCCGCCGGTACCCTGATCGGCGCGCATGAACATGCGATCGATCGGGACAGCCTCAGTGGCGCCGAGTGCGGAGCCCTGCAGCAGGGCGATAGACTTCTGGAGCATGGAGGCGTCGAAGCTCTCCGCCTCCTCGTACATCTGGTTACCGGTCGCTGCGGCACCGAGACCGCCAGCGGTCACGCCGGCAGGCAGACCGACGGCAGCGCCAAGATAGCCAGCCAGCAGGAACGGCACAAAGGAGCCGCCACCTGCAGCCAGCTCGCTGACGAAGTCTTTCGATCGCGTCGGGTCGCCGGGCAGGATCTTGTTGAGGGCCGTGTCGACTTCGTCGAGCCAGCCGCGGGGGGCCAGCTTTCCGGTCTCGATACCTGTGCCGAGATAGGTCAAGCTCTCAAAGGCGGAGAATGGGTACTTCAGCGCGCTGGTGCCCGTCTGCGCGGCGGCGCGAGCGCCGACCTGCGCAGCGTCCAGCCACCACGTCATCTGCGGCGCAGGCGACTGGCGGATGAAATCCGCGCGCTCTTTTGTCTGATCGAGATACGCCGCTTCCTGACCGGCGAGGCGCGCCTTGGTGGCGGCCAGCTCGTCAGGCGTGGCAAACGGGTCGCGAGGAATGTCGAACTCCGCCGCCTGCTCGTCAGTCATATTGCGGAGCTTTTCGCCCAGTTCGTTGTCGGCCGTTACGGCGGCGACGTCGGCATCGGCGGCCTTAATGCGCTCAGCTTGCTCAGCGGCGCCCTGCTCAGCCGACAGCATACCGAAGCCTGGCTGCATCTGGCTTTGCTGCGGCTGCGGTGCGGGGGCGGTAGACTGTGGCGCAGGACCAGCGGAGAGCTTAATCCCAGGCGCGGTCGAGAGGCCTGGCACCTTGGGCGACGGCATCTGCGTACTCACCGTAGCGAGATCGCCTGGCGCAGGTAGCGGCGCGGACACGACGGCGGTCGGCGCGGCGGTCTTCTGGTTGCGCAGGGCGTCGACGGCAACAGCGAGGCCGTCGTCGGAGAGAAGGCCGGGCACAGATACCCGCTTTGGCGTGAAGATAGGGGGCATTATTCCTCAGTGGGCTGCTGCCGAAGCATCTCTTCGGGGCTCAATCCGTTGTCTCCTTCAGGGATAGCACTCTGGCTACCGCCGAACAAGCGCAGCGGCGATACCGCTTCGAAGAAGTCGAAGCCGCCCACCTGATCCATATCCTCAGCCTGATCGGCGCGCTGACGTGTGCGGAACGGGTCACCGCCCTTGCCGATCGACTGCATGTATGCGGTGATGAGCTCTGCCGTAGTGGTGCTGACGCCTTTGTATTCACTCAGCGAATATATCATCACCTCATCTGCGTACTCGCCGAAGTACTCTTTTAGCCCTTCGTACTGCGCCTGCACCTGGTAGCGGACATCCTCCATGTTCTTACCGGCAGGCTCAGGCACACGCGATAGCGCGCGGCCGATCTCCAGCGCCCACTCTTGCGGTACGGGCGCCCGTGCGTCGGGGGCCACGTCGATCTCCGCCTGCGTCTCGAGCATCAAACGAACAAAGGACTGTACCTCATTTGGGGCAGCGGGGGTCTCTGCTGACTGCAGCGCCTCAAAGGCGCTCTTGACGGCGGGGAACTCCATCGCCGCTTTGTCGGGGTGCTTGGCGCGCAGGGTGATGACGCGATCAGCTTCACGCTGCACGGCAGTCTCGATCTCCTGCTGAGCGGCGAAGTCGCCGGCACCCGGTGTCGGCGCGTAGTCCTCGACGCGGCTGATCAGATCTTCTGGCGCCATCTGCGACATACCGTCGACGGCGGTGAAGGTGCGGCGGGCGATGTCGCGCTTGCTGGCGAACGTCAGGTAGTCGTCCTCGCCCAGAACGGTGGCGATGGCGCCCTCATCCAGCTGGCCGGTGGACTTGCCGCTGGTGCGGATCGAGGCGATCTCGTTGGCCATGGCGTTGCGAACTTCAACCTTCTGCGCGCCACTGACCTTGGCGGCAGCGACGTTCTGGCTGGTGATGGCCTGGTCGGCGCTGTTCAGGTAGGCCTGACGCTTGTCGTATGGTAGCGAAGCGAAGCGGCTGTCGACAGCGCGCGGTCGCGGCGTGACGCCCTGCAGATGGTCGGCGATGACGGCAGTGGCCCACTTCGGCACTTCGCCGCCGCCAGCGGATGTGGCGTAACCCCATGCGCGGCGGCCGCCCAGATCGGCGTGGATGATGTTGGCGCCGATGCCCAGGCCTGTGATGCCTGCAGCGCTCAGCGACTTGATCAGCTCCACACGCTGGGCGTGGCTCATGCCCGACACGTCGATGTCCATGGCGTTGTCATGGACGTGCTGGCTGCCTTCCGCCCCACCGACTGCCTTGTTCTCTTCGACGCTGCGCGAGCCCGACGTGATGCGGACCTTGTCCAGGCCGATCGTCGCGAAGGCATCCGCAACGCGGTTCTTGAGATCGGGGTTGACTTTCTCTACGTGTGCGTCGCTACCAGTCCCTGTGCCTGAACCGACAAAAGTTACCTTGGATGGGTCGCCCTTCGCCAGGGGCGAGGACATGCTGTCGAGGATCTTGGCCTTATAGTCGCGCGTCTCCTTGGGGAGCATGGCGTCGTCGTAGCCGCTCTCGACCCACTTCTGTGCGGTGCCGGGCCCTGCGTTGTACGCGACGAGCGCAGTCTCGATCGGGTTGCGCGTGTTGCCGAATGTCCTGAGCTGCTGCTTGAGGTACGCCTCGCCGTACATCTTGTTGATGACGGGGTTGGACATGTAAGCGCGGATAACATTTTCAGGCGCGCCCGCGGGGAAGTTGGTGTCGCCCAGCGTCTTGGCGATGTCTGCAGCTGTGCCCGGCATGACTTGCATCAGGCCGATGGCGCCCTTGGCAGATACGGCGTTCGGGTTGTTGGAGCTCTCCTGCCACTGCACAGCTTTCGACAGCATGTCGAACTGCGTCGTTGGCGACAGCTGGCGCGTGTCGACGCCCAGCTCGCGGAGCACGCCCTGCGGATCCTTCTCGAGCAGCGTGTTCAGATAGGCGACCTGCGCTGTCTCCTCCCACTGCTGGGTGAGCAGCGCCTTCTCAGGCGTCGGCAGCGGCGACGTGTCAATCAGCGACTGGCCAGACTTCAGATAGTCGTCGTAGCCTTCAGGGTTCATCGAGATGGCGGTGGCCATCTGGCCCTGCGTGATGTTGATCTCGCTCTTGGCCCAGCGGTAACCTTCGTCGCGCTCCACGGTAGCGGCGCGCGTGCGCCACTGCTCGAAGTCGGCGCCGGTCTCGTCGTTCAGGATCTCGGTGAAGCGAGGCTTAAGACTTTCTGGCAGGCTGTCGAGAAACTTGTCGCGCTTGGGCTGGAAGGTGTTCGCGACGAACCCATCCATGAAGCCGGCGCCGCCCTCCGGCACGTTCTGCGCCTGATTGTTAAGGTCGCTCTCGAGCTCGATGTTCAGCCGGCGGTAGGCGTTCTCCGCCTTGAACGTGTCCTTCTTCTCCTGGCGGTCCTGCATCACTGCAGCGAAGTCGCTGACGGAGGCGCCGAAGTTCTGCAGGGCGCGAGCACCTGCAGTGCTCACCTCGACCTGCGGGGTGGGTGTAGGGTTCAGCGCGGTGCCGGCGCGGTAGTTAGGGATCTGCGCCATTTAGCCGAACGAGCCTCCAAATTTAGCCACGCCGCCGAGTACCGGTGACAGGAACGCCAGACCTGCAGTGCTGCGCGCCACCTTGGCGTTCTCCTGCATATATGACTTTTCGTACTTCAGGGTGTCGATCTTGACGTCGCTGTTCCACTTGATGGCTGCGAGGTCGAGGTCGCCTTCATTGGCGGTGTCGTCGATGACATCGAGAGCGCTGCCGCTCAAGGCGATGCCGTTGGCGGCGAAGCCTGCGCGCTGGCCACCGAGAGCGCGCTGCACGGTTTCCCGGGTGCGCGCTACTTCGTAAGCACTGGCCTGCTTCTCGGCGTCAGCGTCGCGCGCCTTGCCCTGCGCCTGCGCGTCAAGCGACGCCCCCTCCGCATTAGCCGCGGCGGCGGCGCCCATGCCCTGAACGACGGAGCCAGCCAAGCCGATGACGGCCATTGCTACGGGGGGCAGACACATAGATTAATCCTCCCCCTCTGGGAATATGGTGATGGCGCGCACCGTGGCTTGGTGCATTGAGTTGGTTTCAAACGTTAGCACGCCACGGTTCTCCCAGCTATCGTCGAATACGGCGTCGATGCTGCCGGTGCGCAACACCAGTTCTTCATAAGGGTTCTGCTCGCTGTCGTCATCCCACCGCAGGAAGTCGAGGCCTTCGTCGTAGTCCTCGACGGTGAGCGCGCCAGTGCCGACGCGCATCTGCACCGTCTGGTACACATCTAGCCGACCGCGGCTGACGTTGGCTAGCCCGCCGATCGCCGTGTTACCCTGACTGTCGACGGCCAGTCGCAGCGTGCGGCCAAGGCTGGAGTAGCGGAAGCCCCAGACGATCTGCTCGCCTTCTGGCTTGATGTCGGGCAGCGTGAACTCGCCGCCGGTTACGACAACGTCACCGGCGTCGAACCCGTCAACCCACAGACCGATCGTGTCGCCCTCCAGGTGGTCCAGCCCGGCTACGCCTGTGGTGGCGGGGCCGTTGTACGATCCCGCGCAGTGGCCGTAGACGGGGAGCGCCTGCTCGCTGATGCCGGCGCGGAAGAATGCTGATAGCAGCTCGACGTTGCAGACGGTGCCGCTCGCCAGCTCTCGCGTCACGCTGAACCACACCTGATCACCGTCGCGGGTTGTACCCGGCAGCGACACGGCGTCGTCAGCAAACGCGTTCGGGCCCAGGTCGCAGGGCGTCACACCGAACACTTCCTGACCGCGGTCATAGGTGACGGCGAGGACGTCGCCCGCCTCCGTCGTCATCCACAGAATTTTGTATGGCGAGGCCTGGTAGGCCATGCTCGTGATGCCGTAGGCGAACAGGTGTTCGTTCAGCGCGCTTAGCTCCTTCTCCGCGTATCCTTCGATATCGGAGCTGTAGATCGCCTCGTAGAGCTGCGAGCGGTAGACATCTAGGAAGAGCAGGACGCTGCCGATGAACATGCCCGGGATGAAGCTTGTCGGCACTTCAGTCTCATTGCGCTGGCGGATGTTGTTAGGGCCGAACGCGGCGTTGTCGTTGGCGCGGCCCAGCACGCGGATGCTGCCCTCTGTGCCGAGGATGGTGTCGCTGCCGTCGGCAATCCACTGCACGCCGTTGAGCTGGCCGCCGGTGAGGCGGGCCGTCAGGGCGTCGTCGTCGACCAGCGGCGAGCTGACGGTGAAGTCGGCGTAGCCGGTGGCGCCGGGGATCGTCGCCCACACGGTGGTGGGCTGGCGCTCGGTGCCGGCGAACTCGAGGCGGTCTTCGTTCAGGCCGATCGCTGCAGGGTAGCCTTGGTATTCGGACCACGCGCTGACGCGGAAATTAACCGTGGCCGCATGCCCGGGCATGGCTGAGATGTCGCCATCGTCGCGACCCATATAGTCGGCCGTGACAACAGTGGCGCTTGTCCAAGCTGTGATCTTGAACCAATACCAGCGGCCACCGGCCTCCAGATAGCGGACAGGCAGGCCGACATCGCTAGCCACCCAACCTGCGCCGCCGTTGATGGCAGTGGCGGACGATAACGTCAGCGTGACGCTACCGGATGTGGCGGAAGGGTCTAGCGTGCTGGCGGTGGTGTTGATGTCGAGGTAGGGGCCATCGACATTGTTGTAGCGCTCGAATACCCAGCTGATCTCCGAGAAGCGGGTCAGCGTCATCGGGTAGTAGCCGGGGCAGGTGAAGTACACCACGTCGCCGATCTGGCGCAGCTGGATGTAGCGCAGGTCTTCTTCCTGATAGGGTGTAGCCACCTCGACCGGTGTGTCGACGGGGTTCTCGACGCGGCCGTTCACGTTCCAGAAGCGGATGTATTCGTGACCGACTTCGAGCCGGTAGGTCTGCGATCGTTTGAACTGGAAAGGCATGCCGCGGTGCAGGCGGTCAGCGTACTTGGCGGCGCCATAGTAGAGGGTGCCGGGCATACGCGTCACGCCACCGAAGCGCAGGGCGATCCAGTTGCGCAGCGCTGCGGCGCCGCCGCGGTAGTGGTCCAGATCGACGCGTGCGTGGAGCAGCGGCGTGATCTCGCCACGGGTGAAGTTTACCTGGATGGGGCCCGACATCAGCGATACCCGCCGCTGCCGTAGTTGTCTGAGGACAGCCCGCGCGCCTTGAGGATGTCGAACTGCTCGACAGGCTCAGCCGACCCCTCGAAGGTGTCGATGCGCTCTGCTTCATCCTTGGCTGCAGCCAGCATCTGTGACGCCAGCTCGATGAACTTGTTTTTGCTGGTGAATTTATTAGCCATGCCGAGCGCCAGCTGGCAGCGCACGAGCTCGATGAACAGGTCGTCCCACAGTGCGGGGTTGCTAGACCGATCCATGATCAGCACCACCTTCAGCGGGGCGCTCTCATCAGTGTAAATCAGTTGCCCGACGATCTCATGCTGGATCAGGGCACCGTTGCGGTGGCCGTTACGGCGGGGCGGCAGCACGCGCAGCCACCCACCGGGCGGCTTGTACGCCTTGGACCAGCCGAAGGGCGGGGCGGCAGCCTCCGCCGATAGCGAGTGGTACTCCTTGGCGAAGTTCCAAGGGTAGGCGCGCATGGCGCTGCGGACGGTGTGCCCCCAGTTTCGCTCGAGCCAGCGCGCCGTGGTCGCGCTGTCGCCAGTGGTGCGAAGCGCCGTGTCCTTGATGACGTCGATCGCCAGGTTCCACACTTCCAGCTTTGTCATTGTGGAGGGCATTTACGTCACCTTTGGTTGCGTCGGCGGTAGCACTATACCGTAGCGTGGCGGGTGCGCGCTACCCCGCACTTGATGTGAGGGTGTTGGGGCTATTCTTCTTCGAAGGGCCAGATCGCAAAGTCGTGGATCACACCATCAACGCGGGCCGCTGCGCACTCGGCAGGCTCAGCAAATGGCTGGCCAGTAATGAACTCCCACGGCGGGCCGTAGTAGGGCACAACGTGCTGGCCTTCGGCGTCTGGGTTGATGTAGCAGAACACCCCACCAGGCTCAAAATTAGCGGCATAATGAGCATCGACCACGGCAGCATAGTTCTGCGCCTCGACCAGTTTTTCAGTTGGGAAAATGACAACACGGTTGGCCATTAGAGCGCTCTCCTTGCGAGTAGCCACGCCTCAAGCGTAGCGGCGTCATTGGTTGGTAGTGGGGTGGTGATCACCACATCACGAAACTTGCCGTTCCAGTAATTCCCCCCGGAGTCGGCGGTGTTTCCGCCAACAACAAAACGGTCGGTCCCCGTTGCTGGCACCGCAGACACCGTGCCCGAGCCACTCCCGTCAACATTCATCTGACTTGCATCCGCCCCGATTAATCCACGAACGACATGCCTACTGGATAAATCAACGACAGACCCTGTGACGCCAGGGCTTCCCGAACCAGTACCCGCAGCCGCGCGAGCTCGGTTAACACCAGCATCAACAATCCTGTTTATTGATCTGCGATCATTGGCCGTCTTGCCTCCGTAGGCCACTGCGAGCCGAATTGTAGTGTCAGCCGCTAAGGCATCTTGTTGCAAAAGCCCCCAAAGAGTGGATGCACTAGAACCAAACGGAAACCCGAAGATGCTGTTGGCGAACATCCGGTCATCGATCCCGTCAAACGTCAGACCCGGATATCCACCGAAGCTAGCTGCAGAATAAATTGGCCTTGCCGAACTTACAGACTGGGTAAGTTCGAGGCCGGACCTCTTGTCGCGCCAGATCGAGACCGCCGAGCCCACCAGCGTAAGCGTTGACACGTCATCGGCGGTCCACCAGCCAAGAAGATTGCTACCCAAGCTAAGCGGCGTCCACCCCCCACCCGCTGCTAGGGTGTTGCGGGCCTTGCGGCGTTTCTCCGCCTCGGCGTAAGCGGCGAAGGCCTGGCGCTGCGTGTTGTTCCAGGCCATGCCGGATTACTCCTTCGCGGCGTTAGCTGCGGTCGCAGCGGCGGCCTGCGAGGCTGCGACACGTTCGTGGCGCTGCAGGGTGCGGCTTTTACCGCGGCCGACCAGCACGTCACGGACGGCGCGACCTGCAGCCTTGGCAGCTTCAGTGGCGTCGTTGCGGACGGCCTTGGTGGTGGCGCGGTTCATGCGGCGCAGCTGCAGCAGCGTGGGCTGCTCGCCTGGCTTGAGCACAACGTCAGGCAGCGACGAGGTGGCGGCCAGCGTGACGCTCTCTGTCTTGGCGCGCTCGGCGTTGGCTGCCTGCGCCGTCTTGCGGACAGATGCGCGGTCGACGGTGGCTGGCTTAGGTTGCGCAGCCTTGAGCTCAGCGGCAGCTTTCTTCTCGGCCTTAGTCGGGCCTTGCTTGGCTGCCTCTTTCACGGACTGGGCGGCGTTGGCGGCCTGCTTGGCGCGGCGGCGGCTGCGGTCAGTCGTAGGGGCACCGTCGTTCTTTTCGGTGAACGACGCTGGCGTATCTGGGTTGTCGCGGTTGGCGCCACGGCTCGACACCGTTGAAGGGCGCCGGCGTACTGTTTCTTCGGACATCGATAGGGTTCCTGTTGCGGTTTGTTTTGGCGCGCCGCCCCGAGGAGAGCGGCGCGCCACACGCGCTATGCTAGTTCAGTAAACGGCGGATTACCGTTCCAGCACTGCGCGAATGTAGTCGACGGTGAGCACGTGCGCGACGGCGGAGCCATTGGCAAAGCCGAAGCTGATCGCGAGCAGCTCATCATCGGGGAGGTTGGTGATCGGAAGCGACGCCACGCGGACGCCATTGACGGCCGCCTGCACGCTATCGGTACCGTCGTAGTAGAAGTTCAGCGTGACGAGGGTGTCGTCCACCAGCGGGTCTGGCAGGGCGACAACGCTCTCGACGCTGTTCTTGCAGACGACGAGATCTGGGTAGGTATCGTCTTCAGCCTTACGGAAGAAGACGCCATCCGTCACGGCCATCGGCGTGGTGTCGGTGATCTGCAGGCCAGCGATGAAGTCAGTGTTGGTGACATCGCTCAGCTTGAAGCGGATCTCGAACTCGGTCGACTTGCCTAGGGTGAAGCTGAAGCTCTCACCCACAGTCTGCAACCAGTCGGCGTCGTTGTCGGCGCTGTCGTTGGTCAGCACCAAGGCGCCGCCGGCGAAGGCGGTGCTCACCGCTTCTGTGGCGGAGCTGGCGCCCGCCTCGACAGTGGTGATGGTGAAGTTGCCTGCGGCGTAGTCGCTGGCGCTCAGGAAGTCGTTGAAGTACTCGGCGTAGCCCGTGCGGGGCTTTTCCTGCCAGAACTTGCGGAAGGTGGTCATGGTCTTTGATCCTTGATCCTTGGACACTCATGGTGCCGGGTGCCGCCCGGCGTCGGTAGCGGCCGATATCGGGATACCGATATCGGCCTGCCAGCGGCCTTAGCCGTTGGTGATCAGCAGAGCGATCGGGATCTGCTTGCGCTCGGCGTAGACGCGGTCCCAGTTGCTGGCGAGACGGAGCTCGCTGAGCGTCGGGAACTCGCCGCCGACGTTGGCGTCAGTCCACTTCACACCGTATGGGTGCACGGCGAACTGGCGACGGGTCCAGAGCGTCTCGACGCCCATACCGTCACCGGCGCTTTCATCCTGCTCGACCGAGACTGGGCGGGCAACGGCGCTCTCAGCCCAACCCAGTGCATCAGCACCGATCAGGTAGTTGTGGTAGCGCACCTTGTTGGCGCCCATGATGGCAGGCACCTTGTCGCTCACCAGAACGCGGTAGTTCAGGTAGTGAGGGATAAAGGAGGTGCCGGTGCTGTCAGGGCGGAAGCTGATCAGATCGTTCTCGGCGAGACGGGTCTCGACTTCAGAGTGGATCACGAGCAGCTTGAGCTGGTCCTTGGCGTCGCCCATGGTCTGAGCAGCAGCCATTACAGCTGGCGCGGAGATCAGCTCGTCTGCAGTCAGCGTGGCGCCGGTGTCGATCGAGATGTCCTCGACCATGTCACCACCGTCATTGAGCACGTTGTCGGCGAAGACGCCGCGCAGCGTGGCAATGGCAGCGTCGTCGAGACGGCGGGCCCAGTATTCGGACACGCGCTCGCTGATGCGCTTCATCGGATCGGCGCCGGCCAGCTCTGCCACGAGGTGGGCAGCAGACCAGCCCTTGGTCCAGATGATGCGACGGGCGACGTCGGTGCCCGAGCTCAGCTTGGACGGCACGGCGTGGCTATCGGGATCATCCGAAGCGGCGTCAGGCTCACTGTCGTCCAGATCCTTCCAGAAGGGAACGTTGAACGTGCGACCACCACCGGCCAGCTTGGCCGCCAGGTCGCCGTCGGAGCGGAACACGCCGGCGCCGTAGAAGGCCGACTTCTGCATGGTGTTCTTGGAGATGTAGTTGTTGAAGACAGTCGGTTCGACTGCATCGGAAAGGCGAACGGTAGACATAAGCGTTAGCTCCTATTACTTCAGACCGAAGTCTGAAGGCTTTTTCCCAGCGGCAGCGATCAAGCTGCGCGCGCGATCAGGGTCTGATTTGGCCAACCGCATCTGTTCGGTCACGTTCTCACCCTCGCCGTCGACAAACGGATTGCCGACAGTTGTTGGGTTGCCGCGGAGGACGCCGTCCTCCATGAAGAGTGCTGCACCGATGTTCGAAAGGAACACGGCGATCGCTTCGGACTTAACCACCTTGCCTTCACCGACGAAGCCCTTGGCCGTGAGCTCCGTCAGGAACTCCTGGCCGCCGGGAACACCATTGAACACGTGGTCTGCGAGCTCGAAGTTTGCCTTGGCGGTGTCGCCATCGAGAGGGCCCCAGCGCTTCACGAGCGCATCGGTTGCCTTCTCAGCGGCGGCAAGGTTGTCGGCTGCCTGCTTCTCTGCTGCGCCAGACGCGCCACCAACAACTTCGTTGATGTACATGTCGTGCACTGCAGCTGCCTGGTCCTTGGTCAGACCAAGGCCATGCAGATCGGTCTTGAGCTTGGTGGCCCGCTCTGCGTCGTAGGGCAAGCCCTCCGGCAGGTCGGTAGGCACCTTGAACTCGTAACCTTCAGGCTTGTCGGGACGGCCCAGCTTGTTGAAGAAGGCGTCCCGCTCTTCGGGTGTTGCGTCCTTGCCGGGCACCTTGATAGCGCCGCCCAGCATTTTCTCTTGCGAACGTGCGGCCTTGGCAAGCTCAACGGGAGACTTGTCAAAACCTTTGGCCTGGAGCCACGTGCGGGTTTCCTCGTCGAGGGCCGCATATGCCGTCACAGGATCGAAGGCGACCGACCCATTCTGGTCGCCTGCGCCGACATCCGCCGCTGGAGTGCCTGCTGCGTCACCCGCTGCGGGGGTATCGCCAACGGCGGCCCCGGGCGTGGCATCACCCGGCGCATCCCATACGGGCTGCGGGATGAACGACATTGCAGATCCTGTGCGTCGAATAGTCATCTCTAAAATCCCTCCTCGGGGATAGCTTCTGTGGGTGCCCGCAGGACTGCGCCGTGCAGTCCTTCAATCGAGTGCCCTGATTTGATCACCGCCTCCAGCACGCGCTGGACGACGGCTCGGCGCTGGTCGATCGCTTTAACTTGATCGGCCGACGCCTTGATGTGTGCGGTATCATAGTACCGACTGAATTGCGCCAGGTCTATAAGTACCAGCCCAGCATCGTCTGCGCTGCCGTTGCCTGTGAAGACGGCGGCATAAGCCTCAGCGATGCGCGCTTCCTGCATCGCTGGATCGCTCGCTGCGTGTGCTGGCAGGATGTCGAGAATGGTGCGCATCTACGCCGCCTGCCCTGACACCGACGCCAGCAGCTGCTGGAGTGCTGGTGAGTTGGCGGCTGCTTCGCCGCCCTCCGCTATCTGCTTGGCACCGTTGCCGACGGCAGCGGCAGCTTCGCCAGCCTGCTGGGTGGCGCCCAGCTGGGCGGCAGCCTGCGACTGCTGATCGATAGCGGCGCTGGCTTCTTCGCCAGTACTGCGTGCCTTGAGCATCTTGGCTGGCGCGCCCATGACGTCCTGCGTGATCTCGAGGATCTCGTCGGCGTCGATGCGCTTGCTGATACCGGGTTTGACCTGCTCGAGCAGCGGTACCATCTCGAGCACCGAGCGCATGCCGGTGACCTGGCCCATGCGGCGCAGGCGGTCGAGCGGGCTGGTGAACTCTGGCGAGACGTCCTTGCCTGCCAAGGCTTCAGGCATCTCGAGCGGGCTGCCTGGGCGGAATGCGCCTTTGCGACCCATGATGCTGACTTCGCGATCGATGTTGTGTGACAGGCCTTCGTTCAGGCTGATGCCGACGGGGCCGAGCATCTCGCCCTTTTCCTGAGCGCGCAGCATGGAGCGGGTTGCCGTCTCCTGCGAACCGCTCTGCTCGCTCACAAGGATCTGCCACAGGTTCAGGTACAGCATCTCGCGGACGTTGTTGCGGCGGCTCTCGATGATGGACTGGGCGAAGTCTGGGCGAACGCCTGCATTCAGCGGGGCGAAGAGCGGCTGCCCGTCGCCGCTGATCAGGCCCGGGTTGACGGCGCCTGCGTTGAAGTTCAGGCGGGTGAAGTTCTTGCCGTGTGTTGCGATAGGTGGGCGCAGCAGCATCTGCGACGCGATCAGCTCATCGCGGGCCATGGCCTGCAGCGACTGGATCTCGGCGATGGCGAGAGCGACGGGGCCCTCGCAGAATGCGCGCTGCCCGTGGTTCGACCATGCGTAGCGGGTAAAGGGGAACTCCCAGTAGCCGCTCTCATTGATCAGGTGCTTCTCGGTCGGCAGGATGTAGTAGCTGGCGTAGGCTGCGCCCTTGACACCCAGGCCGCGCAGCTGGTCAGTGCGTGGCCGCACGCAGTGCAGCACCGGCATGCGCTCATGCTGTCGCTTGGCGTCGTTGGCCATGTCGATGACCTTCTGCCCGGCTTTGTCTGGCCACTTGGTGGCGATCTGCTTGGCCGTCCAGTTGAACACGCGGTGCATGCGATCGGGCTGGCCGTCTGGGCCCACGGATGGGAACAGCTCGGGGAGCGGCATGAACTCGTAGCGGAATGGGGTGCGTGACCCCATCAGCTCTTCGATGAACAGCCAGCCATCGCCGAAGCCGCACATGGATTTGACTGCCGCCTTATGGGCAGGCCAGAAGCCAGACTTGGGGTTGCCGCGCACCTTGAACATGTAGTCACGGGTGCGCTCCAGCGCCGTCTTCTCTTCGAAGGACGGCGCGTAGCCGAAGTCGCTGTCGACGTTCAGATCATGCCAGTTGTCGCTCTCAGGCGTCTTGAGCGAGACGAGACCAGCGGTTAGCCGATCGATCGCCCACAGGCTGGTCATGTCGTAGATGTGCTTGGAGCGCTCAGCGGCCACAGGCGTGTTGGTGACGGCCATGACGCCGGCGGCGCCTGCGCCGCTGTGCACCATGCTGTCGAACTGCTCGGTCTGCGGCAGCACCCACGCGGCGACGCTGCGGTGGTAGTTGTCCCACGGCGCCTTGACGGTGGCCAGCTGCTGCTGTTCGTCCATGCAATCGTTGATGATGGTCATGCGCCCACCGCTCCGAACTTGGCGACCTTGGATGCGCTGCCGTAGGCGCTGTCGCCATAGACAGAAGTCTTGATGTTGCCGAACACGCCCAGGCGCTTCTTGGTAGCGGTGCGGCTCTTGCTGGCTGCATCAAGCTCCGCCACTTCAGGTGGTGCGTCTGCTGCCGGTGTCGGTGCGTATGTCGGCACGGGTGCAACGGCTGCTGGCGCTGGCTGGTATTGAGGGGTCGACCCCCCGCCTCCTAGACACATAGTCTGCGCTCCTTAAGCGGCTGTCGGCAGGCTGCCGAATTTTGCGAAGGACGACGTGGCGTAGCCTGCGTCACCCATAGCGGAAGTCTTGATGTTGCCGAACGTGCTCAGCCGCTTGCTCGCCGTGCGCCGTGCCTCCACCGCCAGATTGAGCGGGTTGGCCTTGGCGTCAGCGTTAGCTGCGGCAATGTCCGCCCGTGTCGGTGCAGGTGCCACGGTTGGTGGCGCTTGGTACTGAGGCTGGGCGGGCATGCACATGGCTAGATCCAGAGCGAAAAGATCAGGGACAGGGCGGAGAGCACGAGGCAGACCACCCACAAAATGTTGCCGTATCGTGCGCACTCTTCAGCGTTTTGCATGTCCGCTGACAGCGACTGCCAGTAGAAGAACAGCTGCGCCGCGTAGGCGGTTGCACCACCAAGAACGATCAGCAGGATGGCGGTCTTGTCTGCGAAGACGATCGCCGTGACGCCAATCAGCAGGAGTGTGAGGGCGCCGAAGACGAGCGCGCCGATGCCTTGTAGAGTGCTCATGCGATTTCTCCTTGCCCTTTGCGTATACTGCGGTAGCCCGCTACCGTCCAGCGGAAAAGCTGGAACAGCTCGCCACCCTTGCCGTAGACGAAGGGTTCGCCCGACGGCTCAGCGTTGAAATTGGTCATCCACCGGTGCGCGTCGTGGTGCTGCACCAGAGAGCGCGCTTCGCCCGTCGTGAAGCCTTCATCGATGCGATCGGGGATGTGGTAGTCGTGCATGAAGCGCGTGACCTTGGGGATCACACGCCGCGATCGCTTGGTACCAAGCGCCCACAGGCTGATCGTGCAGACGTTGATCGGGCTGGTGCCGAACACCATGACAGGCTGATCGTCGAGGTAGGCGACGAACGCCTTGCCTGCGCCGAGCATGGCGTAGGTCAGCTGCCAGGACGTGACACCGTCTGGCAGCTGACAGAACGCCTCGAGGTGGTCGAGCGGGCGCAGGTTCGCCATGACGAAGCTGGCGTCCCTGACGCACGCTGACCTGATGACGACTTCAGCCATGTATCATCCACGCGATGGCGAAGCCTGCGCCGAACACGACAGCGCAGATAGCGGCGAGGTAGAACGTCAGAACGGGTATCAGGGCGCGGAAGTCCATTATCTGAAATCTCCTAGTGGGTCGTCGAACTCAACGGGTGCAGCGCGCTCTCGCCGGCGCTGCGCCGGCGTCACACCGTGAGCAATCCTGTCCACGATGTCGATGTCGTCCTGTATGCGTGCGGCCAGTGCCTGGTCGCGGTACATCCACGCCTGCAGGACCATGTCTGCTTCGTCAGTAGAGGATCCGACGCGCTTGCGCACCTCGTCCTTCTCCTCGACCTGCATGGTCTTACCCTTCACGATGAAGATCGGGGCGGTAAGCTGCGTCATCAGGCGGGTCGATGGCGGCAGGCAGATGTCGTAATCGCTGCTCGGGTCCAGCGCATCGCGGAACGCCCACCACATTTCAGCGCGGCCGTTCAGGCACTTCCACAATCCGTTGTTCACCCACGACGTCGACTTGCGACTGGCGACGAACATCTCGCATTCGATCTGGTGGTGTGTCGACAGCAAGTCGCGCGTCGAGCCGCCCCAGCCACCAGTGCCGTCGAGCACGATCAGCGCGTTGTTCTTGCGGCGGGTGAGCACCAGCTGCATCACCTCCTTGCCGGTTGGCGTCTCGCGGCCAGCCTGCGTCAGCGGCTCGCCGAAGAAATCTGTCTCGTACAGCTCGCCGAGAACGGTGCTGTCGGCACCGCCTTGCGCAATGTCGCCGCTAAACACCAGCTGACGCAGCCGCTTGTCCTCGCCAGCGGCGACACGCTTGCGCCACCGCTCCTGCGCAGCCAGCACCCACAACGTGGGGATGATCTGGAACGGGTGGTCTTCACCTTTGACGGTGAACGAGCCAGTCAGCAGCAGCGACTTCAGCGGCTCAGGCGTGGACGAAAGGCGCGCAGCGTAGCCTGTGTCCTTGAGGAAAATGTTATCCTTGAGCAGGCTCTTGATGAACGTGCGGCTCTTGGCCACCGCGACCAGGCCCTTGTTGATGTCGTCCTCGGTGGCATCTGGTCGAGCCTCGCCTGTGGTCAGGTCGTAGCAACCCGGGCCATCCACCCAGATGGTGCGCATGCGATCGCCCTCTGTGCGCATGAAGCAGTAGCGCAGCTCGCCAGGCTTGGCCGGTAGCGGGTAGGTGTCCTCGAGCCACGGCGCGAACCACTCCTTGAGCCAGGCGCCGGTGCCTGTGTCGAGCAGCTTGCCATCCTTGTACTCGGGGATAGGTGGGTTGGTGCCGAGCACCACCCGCGTGCGCTGACCCTTGCGGATAGAGCGCAGCCACTGGATCACGAAGGCCACCTTGAACTCGTCCATCTGCGCAGCCTCATCGAAGCCATACAGATCGCGGTCACGTCCCTGGTGGGTCTTCTCAGATCCTGGCTTCTCGAGGTGGCCGAACTCGATCAGGCGCCCATCGTTGAGCTTCATGCGCTTGCGGGTCGCATCGCTCTTGATGACGCGGCCGGCGGCAATCTCACCCAGCCGCGTCCACAGGCCTTCAAGGTCGACGGACTGGCGGCGGAAGATCACGGACTTGTAGTGTTCGGTCGTGGCAAGACCCAGCAGCAGGTCGGACTTGCCGCCACCGGCAGCACCACCATAGAGGGTCTCATCGGCGAGGCTGTAGTAGGCATCGGTCTGCGGACCCATCTGCGGCAGCCACGCCTTGGCCAGCATGGGCGCCACGCTCTTCTCGAGCTCAGCACGCTGCCCGGGCGTCATCAGGTTGATGCGCCGCTCCATCTCTTCGAACGTGAGGGGTGTGTCGGTCAATTTGCGCCGCGCGACATCATCTGGAGAACACGGCGCTGGAATGCGCCGTAACCCTGCTGCTCGTGCAAACGCAGCAGGCGCTTGAGCGCCGGCACAGGCCAATATAGCGGGTTGGCAAAGCTCAGATTAAGGTACGCTGCGACGTGCTGAATGGTCAATGCACGTCTCCCACGCTGTAGCGCTCACCGGGCACGATCGCCACAATCGTGGCAGCGGTGAAGATGCAGCCAGTCTCATCGTCATAGGTGATCACGGGGCGCGACCAGATCAGGCCGTATTTCTGCTCGAGACGCTCCCAGTAGCCGGCGACGCGGTTGGTCCACTCGTCGGTGACGCCGTTGATGAACGGCGCCTTCCACGTCTTGGTGTAGAGCTTGCCCATCTGCGCTGGCGGGTTGAAGTCGGGGAAGGCGAGCTTCTGGCGCACCTGGCTCTCGGCCGATGCTTTGACGTCAGTCATGGTTGCACCTGCCGGTACAGCTCAGCCGGCGGGATGTATGCGACGCCCGGGGTCTCTCGCCCCACATCAAAGCCGATATAGGTCATCACACCGCCACCCTCCACCGCCGCGCGCGCCGCGGCGTCCTGGTACGCCTCCGCCCACTCTGTGTTGCGGCTGCACCCTAGCCACTTGCGGAGGCGCCGCCACGCGGCAGCCTTGTCGTCAATCGATGTCGAAGTCGGGGTCGTCTGTGTCATCGTCAGGTTCCTCGGTTTCATTGGGATCCGCATCGTACACGCGACTAGGCGTCACGTCCACGGTCTGGTGCTTTGCGTCTGGCTCAGGCTGGTGCACAGCGGCACCGAGCAGGGCCATGGCGGCCAGGGCCAGCTGGCGGGTGTTAGGCGGCTCACCGGCGGGGGCTGTGGCCGTAGCGTCCATGGCGTCCTGCACCACGTTGTCGCC